AAAAAAAAGGTATAAAAACCATGATAATGAAGAAAAATCTTAGAAAAAATTTTAAATTTCTTGCTGAAAATTTAAAAGATTACGGAGCATTTAAATCTGTAGTAGTTTCAAGACTTCCGGAAACTGGCGAAGAGGATACGATCTATATGGTGCTTCGAGACGACACTGGTTCCAATATGTATGACGAATATTTGTGGAAAAATAATGCTTGGGAGAAAATTGGTTCTACAACGGCATCTGCTAGTGGAGTATTTGATACAGATGAAAATGATTATTTAATAATTACATAAGGAGGGCGATATGAGTATAAAAGGATTTAAACTGTCAGACGGAACAGTTGAAAAATACGACTATAGTGCTCTTGAAAACATTGACATAGACGATACTCTGTCCCGGGAAGGCGTAGCAGCAGATGCTAAAGCTGTTGGTGATGAGATTACTGATCTAAAGGAAGATTTAGCGAACATCAGTGGTGGTATAACAGCACACCAGTGGGATTTAATGATTGAATTATTTCGTGGAGCATTGTATGACACTTCTGTTGTTGCTGATCCTGAATCTGTCATTGATGAGTTAGAGGATAGCATTGACAGGATTCCATCAACAGGAATTTCATTGAGTGCTAATTCTTTATCTTTTACTACTGGCACTCCACAATCTGTCACGGCTACTCTTACACCTTCCAATACGACGGATGGCATTTCTGCAACGGTAGGAAGTACAGCAGTGGCAACTGTTGCCGTAAACAATAAAACAGTTACGGTTACACCTGTTGCTAATGGCTTTACAACTGTCACTATAACAACGGATAGCGGTTTGTCTGCAACTGTATCTGTATCTGTTGCTCTTCCGCAGTTGTACACCATTACGAATACATTGACAGGATGTACTTCTGACAATGACGCAGAATCCATTTATGAGGGAGAAAGCTATTCCGCTACACTTACTCCACAAACGGATTACACCATTTCTTCTGTCACGGTTACCATGGGGTCAACTGATATCACATCAACCGCATGGGATTCAACAACAGGAGAGATTGAGATTGCGTCCGTTAGTGGGAATATCTCCATAACAGTGGTAGCAACTACTCCTGTTTTGTATGCGTTGGCACAGCCTTATGTATCAAGTGGAGAAAGTGAAAATTATATTAATACTCGTTTAATGCTAGCCGAAACAGACCAATCATTCAGTATAGCAGGATATATATTGTTTGATTATGCGTTCCCAAATATGCAAGGCACGAACAAACATATTTTATACCTCGGCAACCCAACGGATAACTCACAGTTTAAGATCGAAGTGTATAATAGTGCATATGCAATCAGTGGTATTGGTAGCAAGACTCCTGCCAACTATAACCACAGGCAGAACGTCAAGTTTGTTATTACTCATCAGGCGGGGTCATTGGATATCTATAGCATTATTAAATATTTTGACCAAGAAGATTCTTCGGTAGAAAACAGAGTTGGAGATACCACAAAAACCATAACAAGTTTTGTACCATGTGAAAATCCGTTATATATTGGGAAACGTACAGATGGTTATGGTATATGCAACTATCTAACATTACAGTCGCTGAAAGTTTTCAACTATGTAATGGATAGTAATGCAATTACTGCATTTATTTCAACAGAGGAGGCAACAGTATGAGTTTTGTAAATGGGAATGGGGATGTTGTTGAGATTGGCATCGACCAGAGCGAAATTGAACAGGCTGTTACCGACTGGCTTGATGATAACCCCGAAGCGACAACAACTGTTCAGGACGGAAGTTTGACCACTGCGAAAATGACAAACTCCGCATATATGCAATTTAGCGACCTGACTGATATTGGCAGGCACATTATAAACGGAGAAATTACCAAGATTGACTTTATCGGTAATAGTGTAGTAGCAGGAGTCGGTGGTACAGGTTATAACGGTAGTAATTCAGTGCCATCAACATTCTCTACCGGTTACTGTTTTACCAACGTAATGCGAAAATATCTCAATGAAAAATATGGGTGTACTGTTGTAAACCAAGGTATATCAGGACAGGCTATAACAGGCATTGAAAGTCACATGAATGAGATTTTTTCAACTGGTTCTCAATGTGCTATTTACTTTGCTGACATTAATGACCGAAACTCCGCAGAATTGTGGAATACATTTAAAACGGATTTGCCGTCCTTTATTACCACAGCACTAACAAAGGTTAAATACTTTGCGGTTATATCCCAATATCCAACAAGGTCAGACCTTGAAGTCTTGTCATCGGATGCTGATGCATTTATAGCAGGTGCAACCTTGGAGAGATGCTACTATGGTTCTTTGCGTAAAAAGTGGCTTGATTATATTAAGCTGAACGGTATTACATCCACGTTGACATCTGACAGCTACCATCCGAATGACCTTGGATATTATCACATGTTCAAGATGGTTTGCGAGATGTTGGGTATTCCATATGACTCGAATAGTGACTATTCAGTGAATAGTACATGGTGGTCATCATAAGACATAAGGGACACTTTACGAAACTAACCAAAAGGGCAATTTAAATTAGAAAGGCGCTTCATAACATATATTTGTACTTTAGAAAGGAGGTCGATTCCGTTGGGCTAACTACATTATATTTAACATCTAGGAGTAAACGCGATCACAGTATTCATTAAAAATAGGCGGTCATTCCAATGTCATTTATTTATTATAACGCAAACCCCGATAACAAATTAGTCGGTGATTGCGTACTCAGAGCTCTTGCTACGGTTTTCAACACGACCTGGGATGCTATAGCAGTCGACCTTTCAATGATGCAGATACAAATGCATAATCTTCAAAATTCGGATGAAGTTTGGGGAGAATACCTTTATCTAAACGGTTTTAGGCGAGGTGTTCTCCCTTCTCCCTGTCCAAATTGTGTAACAGTAAAGGAGTTTTGCAATCTTTATCCCAGTGGTACTTTTGTAGTAGCTACCGGCTATCATGTTATAGCAGTAATCGACGGTAACTACTATGATACTCAAGATACAGGTGATGAAGTCTTAGCATATTATTGGAAAAAGGAGCACTAAATGGTACCAAATTTCACTCAGGAACCACAGCTTATAACAGTTCTAGTTCAAGGAGAAGAGGCAGTAAACAGATATCCAGTAGGAATCGGTAATACTGTACTACTCCTTGATTTTAATTCTGGGAAGTTTTGGATCAAGACTAACCCCAATGGTTTTCCACAGCCACCAAGATCTTTCGAGTTTAAAGAGACTACTCCGGCACCTGCTCAGGTAGAAGGAGGAGTAAGCAGAGATGAATTTAACACTCTTAGTGCGAAGTTAGACAAGCTTATTGCAGAACTTGGAGGTAGCAAATGAATATTTTAAACGCTATTCTTAACAGATTTGGTGGACAACAGAACTTTCAAAATCAATTAAATTCTTACAGTCAGCAATGCCAACAACAGGGTGTTAACCCGGAACAGAGAGTACAGGAGCTTGTGAATAGCGGCCGTATGTCACAGGAAACTTTTAATCGCTACGCACAGATTGCTAATATGCTGACTGGTAGAAATAAGTAACTTGTTAATCTCATATCTAATAAAGAAAGGACATAAATTAATATGAGTTTTGCAGAAAATGGAGGAATGTCTCCGGCAGATGTAGCTGCAGTAACGGGAAATGGTAATGGTTTTGGTGGTTTTAACGGCGACGGAGCATGGTGGCTTATTATCTTATTCCTGTTTATGTTCAACGGTAACTGGGGTAACGGATTCGCCGGAAATGGTGTAGGAAACGAAGTTCAGAGAGGTTTTGACCAGTCGGCGGTTATGAGCGGATTATCCGGCGTGCAGTCTGCTATCACAAGTGGTTTTGGTGATACCGCTTTAGGTCTTGCTAATCTTGGGCAGAGCGTAATGGCCCAGGGCTATCAGGGTCAGATTGCCATGATGCAAGGATTTAACAACATGCAGTCTCAGTTTGCTAATTGTTGCTGCGAGAATCGTTTAGGTATCGCTAATCTTGGAGCAGATATCGCAAGGGAAGCTTGTGCAGACAGGCAGGCTATTTCTGAAGGTCTTATGAACCTTACAGCTCAGAACAATGCAAATACTAACGCCATTGTAACTAACATGAATGCCGGATTCCAGGGCATTAAGGATCAGTTATGTCAGGATAAGATCGACGCTAAGAATGAGGAGATTGCTAACCTTAGAACTCAGCTTAATATGCAGAATCTGGCAGCTTCTCAGGCACAGCAGACTGCTCAGCTTGTTGCTGACAATGCCGCTCAGACACAGTATGTTGTGAATCGCGTAGCTCCTTATCCTGTACCGAGCTATAATGTGCCGAATCCGTTTGCGGGAAATAACGGCTGCGGATGTGGGATCGCCTAAAGGAGGTGATCTTATGCAGTTGCTTTGTGAATTTTCTAATAACGATGTCCAGACAATTAATCCTGGAGAAACTGTTATATTTAACGTGGTAGAAGTTCCATGCTCCTGTGGTCGGGTAAGACACCGTGACGGAACAGGAGTATTTCTGTTAGCAGGAGGCTCTGCAAGAAGAACTTGTCCGTGTCGTCTCAGTACTTGTAATTACATGGTAGAATTCGGGGCAAACATCGCCATTCCTACGGGCGGCACAGTCGAGGAAATCGAAGTTGCTCTGACTGTGGACGGCACAACAATTCCTTCTTCGCAGATGATCGCTACTCCTGCGGCAGTAGAAGAATATGCAAATGTATCAGTTGCCAAGGTCGTTGATATTTTCACAGGATGCTGTCAGACAGTATCAGTACGAAACATCAGTAACCAGCCAATCTTAATGCAGAATGCAAATATTGTTATAAAGGGGTGAGAGATTTGAAGAAAACTTTAGAAAATGTAAAAGAAGTCATCAAAGACGAGCTTAAGAAACTTATCAAAAAAGGCGAACTCACTCCTGCTGAGATGGATACTGTATTTAAAGCCGTAGACTCCATCAAAGATATTTGTGAGATGTGTGGAGAGTATCCAGAGGGCCATGAGTACTCACAGGGAGCTCACTGGATGAACGATCCGTATGCTATGGGATATTCCGGGACTGCCAGATCTCCCGTAACAGGTAGATATATTAGTTCAGGTATGTATGGAACTCCCCGGTATAATCAGCCGAGAACAAACCATGTGTATGGTCACTCCATTAAAGACCGTATGGTTGCACGCCTCGAACCGATGTACGACGAAGCTGCTTCTGAACACGAACGGCAGATGATTGATAACGCCATCAATCGTATCCAGAGTGAACTTTAAGAGGTGACTGCCTATGGATACTGTGATAGCGTTTACTCCTAGTCAGATTCTAATGCTTTGCTCGGCGGTAGTGCTTATATCTTCAGCAGTACAAGTCATTCTTAATGGTTTTACCAAGCTGTCCGCACCGAATAAGACACAGAATCAGAGACTGGATGATATTGAAGAGAGACTAGACAAACATGAAGAGTATTTTAAAAAAGACCTTTTGAAGTTCGATTATATTGACAGCAGCAATAGAGTAACACAACGTGCTATTCTTGCTTTGCTGGAACATAGTATAGATGGGAATGAGGTTGACTCATTGAAGAAAGCTAAGAATGAGTTGCAGGATTTCTTGATTGACAAGTGATATTTAATAGGAAGGAACAGCCATGAAAAACATTAATTTCAAAGAGGTAGAAGCTTCCACAATCATCAGAACAATTGTAATGGTGCTGACGATTATTAACACGATCCTGGCCATGACTGGGCACAACCCTTTGCCGTGGTCCGAAAAAGAATTATATTCTGGGATCTCTGTTATAGTTAACGTCATCGTTACCCTTTTGGTTTGGTGGAAGAACAACTCGTTTACCAAGGCTGCTATTGAGGCGGATTCCATTATGAGAATGCTTAAGCTCTCGGCAGACAATACGGAAGTTGACACTGCAGAATACATCGCTCCAGAGTTAGAAGAGGAAGGAGCTGATATTGATGGCAACGACGGCACAGATTAAGAATTTTATTAAGACTATAGGCCCGCTGGCTACGATTGATCAAAAATCTTCCGGTATTTTAGCTTCTATTACTATAGCCCAGGCTTGTTTAGAGTCTGCTTATGGAACAAGTGATCTGGCCGTAAAGGCTAAAGCTTTGTTTGGCATTAAGAAACATGACTGGAAGGGCAAGACCTATACCAAAAAGTCTTACGAGTATGAGCACGGTAAGAAGGTTCTTCGTAAATCTGTATTCCGTGCTTATAATTCCTGGCAGGAGTCTATTAACGACCATAGCAATTATTTGCGTACAAGGAAGGTTGATGGAAAGAACCTTACGTACAAAGCGGTAGTAGGAGAGAAAGATTACAAAAAGGCAGCCAAAGCTTTGCAGAAGGCAGGTTATAGCACTTACGGTACTTACGCCTCCATGTTGATTAACCTGATTAAAAAGTATGCTCTTACTCAGTTCGATCTCAAGACTAACGCTCAGCCTGTTCCTGTTAAGAAAGCTACGCCTGCAAAAAACCCAACTGAAGTGCGGATATTCTTAGATGCTGGGCATGGCGGTAAAGATTCAGGGGCGGTTCTTGGCAGCAGAAAAGAAAAAGACGACGTTCTTAAGCTGGTTCTAGCTATTGGCAAAAAGCTCACGGCTGCTGGCTACACAGTAGGATACTCCAGAAAGACTGATATTTATGAAAGTCCGACCAAGAAAGCAGAAGATGCTAATGCTTTCAAGGCGGACTATTTCTTTAGCTTCCATCGGAACTGCTATAACAAGTCTGCAAAGGGATACGAGACATTATATTATTGTCACAGTACCTTTAAAGACGGATTTATGAAAGCTATTAGAACTAAGATGTCAAGTCTTGGTTTCGTACTTCGCTCTGATAAAAATAGATCTGATCTTACAGTTTTTAAAAAGACAAAGGCTCCTGCGTTATTATTTGAAGTAGGATTTGTCGACAATACTTCAGATAACAAGATATTTGATAAGAAGTTTGACAAAATCGTGCAGGCGTACGTAGATGTGATTAAAGCGAAATGCCCGTTAGCGAAGAAGCCTAACTCAGAAAAGTATATGGAATGCTTAAAAGAGTATAATGATTATATTAAAAAGAATAAAGCTTTCTTTAAACGATCATGGACTCTTGCCGAACCAACATTTGCAAAAGCCAAAGCTAAAGTAAATGCCAGTAAGCAAACAGGCTTAACTTGTGTAGTTCCTGTGAGATGGGGTCTTAAAGAATTAGGTATTGATCCGACTGGGTTTAGTGTTAAAGATGGTAAATTTGTAGGGTTCGATTCTGACATGAAATCTAAGCTTACAAAGTACACAACCGGTAAATTCATTGGACATACTCTTAAATATTGTGTGGACAATAAATTACTGAAAAAAGGTGACATTGTTGCATACAAAGATACCACGCATATGTTTGTCTATTCGGGAACTGGCTATATGGTATACGATGCCGGGTCGGCTGCCGAAAAGCAGGGGTATAAGAATGGAATCTTGCTTGATGACTCTAAGGTTAATCCGAATAAGATAGTTAGTGGGGTATGTAGGTGGAAGTGATAAGAAGCCCTCTATTAGTACGTTATTAGTACAATCGTCACCAATAGAGGGCTTAAATAGATTAATCGCATATCCGTACTTGCAAAATCTAGGGATACGTGATTGTTAAAGATACGCAGTAAACATACGGATTTACGGCGTTAATAGAAGTGCACAAACGTACTAGTAAGTGATTTATTAGTACACTATTAGTACATTATATTTTACAGATTTCTTTGTACAACCATTGTGGGTCACGCTCAGTATAAACGCTTTCGGTAATGTCTGATATGGTGTGACCCATAATGTGTTTTATAGCATATTCATCAAGATCGTTTTTCTTTGCCAAGGTAGCAAAGGTTTTTCTTCCATCGTGAGGCTTGTGCACATCTGTACCAAGCACGTCTAACATACTTCTTTTGAATAAATAATAGTACTGCTTATACGAAACATTATTAATTAAGAAAGCACCGTCTTCATCGCTTAAAAAACTTTCTATTATTTTTTTTATCTTCGGATGAATCGGAACTATCCTATTTGTTCCAGCAGCAGTTTTCATGCCTCCTATCATTATATTCTGGTCTAAGTGTATGTTGTCTCTTGCAAGGACTAGTAGTTCTCCAGGGCGGAAACCGGAATAGCATTGGACTAATGTGAAAGCCGGTACAAACTCAGTCTTATATTTCCAAAGGATCTCTAACTCTTCTGGAGTGTATGAATTGTGAGCTGGCGGAGTATATACTTTTTTATTACTTGCTTTCAGGTCTTTAACTATGTTTCTTTGAACATATTCATACTCAACAGCATACTCAAATAATTGATTCCACAGACTTTTTATAGGACCTTTCATGCCATCAGGAGGATGTTGTTTCTTACCATATTTAATCATGTAACCTTCATCCAAGCATCTTTTCAAATGCCTGATTCGTATTTCGCGTATATTCATGTCTTTGATCATAGACGAATACTTCCAGGCTATTATGATACGTTCTCTTGTAGACTTTGCGACAGTTTGGAAATACTTTTCGCTCCATGTGTTATAGACATCTTCTAATGTAGTAATTGTTAGATCATATGGATCACGATTATATTCTGTCAAAGCCTGGTAAGCTTCGTTGTAAGTTTTGAAATAAGCTTTCGGTTGCAATAGTTTACCAATAGGTCTTCCATATTCGTCTTTGCCTATAGTAACCATAGCTCTATATGGTCTGTTCAACCTTCCTTTTATTTTTGTAATTCGTCCGAAACCATTAGGAAGCCTCATTCGTTTTCTGGAATTTTCCCGGTGGGAAATTTTGTGAAAACAATTTGAAGGTAACCCACAATGAGGGCACTGCAAAGCCTTATCAGAAATTGATTTGCCACATTCTTTACATTGTATTAGCATTCTTTTCACCTCCTTTCTTTGTATTAAGTAAAATTATATTACATTTTTATACGATTACACAAGTGCATTCTTTAAAATAGAGACGCAGGTGACGAATAATCATAGTAACTTTCTATGTATCAAACGTTAGAAGGAGGTTCTACTATGATTATATTTCACCAGGGCTCAATGCCTGTGTCTGTTGCAGCTGACATATTTAAAAAAGATGCATCATGGATTAGAGCTGGAATAATCGCAGGGTGGCTGCCCATTGGAAAAGCAACAAAAGATGGAAAGATTGTTACCGATTTAAACACCAAAGGCCGTATTAACTATTATATTTCGCCTAAGGCAGTGTACGAGATTACAGGATACCTGTGGGAGGGCGAAGAAGTATGAGTACTAATATTCGACCTGAAGTAAGCAAAAAGAATCCTTATTATATTAGCAGGCATCGGTATTATGAGCTTAAGCATTTCTGTCTTCAGTATCCTGAATGGCGAAAAGCGTGCGTTAATCTTAGCAACAGTCTTCGCGTATCTCCTATGAGAACCGATGGCGTAAAGCAGAAAAGCTTATATTCTGACCCGACAGCTGATGCGGTTATGAAGATTGAAGAATACAAGAAACGCATACAATTAGTAGAGGAAGCTGTAAAAGACACAGAATCTGATATTTCTTCGTTCTTGTTAAGTGCTGTAACGGAAGGACATTCGTATACATATTTACACACAGTACTTGGTATACCTTGCGGAAAGAAATACTTTTACGATACCTGCAGAAAGTTCTGGTGGATTTTAGACCAGAAAAGAGACTCGCGAAATTTACATGGTCTATAATGAAGAATAAATAGTTTAATGGTAAAACGCCTATTAGGAGTTGCAGGTTCGAATCCTGCTTTATTTTTTTTTTTTTTCGCGAAATTTACATATTCTATAATGAACTGATAGATTCAATTTATTTTAAATAAGGAGGAACGAAAAAATGAAAGCAAGAATTTATTATGCCGAAACAGTCGAAATGTTAATTACTAATTTAAAAGATGACTATGGGAATCTTATGAAGAAAAGAATGGATGAACATAATATTGAAAAAGTAAATAATTGTCAATCGGCATTAATAGCACTTGGTATTTTAGAAGATCGGCTCTTCGAACTTGAAGACGAGATGATTGAAATGTAGTGTATTTAAAGAGGGTCGTTACAGGCTCTCTTTTTTTTTTTTTCGCGAAAAATACATTGATTATAATGAAAACCAATGATCGTTTTTTAACAGAAAGGAAGATTATTATGATCAATACAGTAAAAGACAAAGTTGTAAAGAAAGTTACGGATTCGTTATTAGAAAAATTCTTGAAGAATGCAGGAATTGACGATATGATCAACAATCCGAAGAACTACAAAGTAATTTTGGATTTTGACGATGATGGAGATATGACAATTAGAATTTCAAAGAAACGGTAACTATGAATTAGAGAGTTGTTTTACACAGCTCTCTTTTTTTTTTTAAGAAAGGAGAAACATGTCAATCATTATTTTTGTAACAGGTTTAGCAGCATCTTTTTTACTTGGTCTTCTTACAGCTGATATTTTAACGTACAAAGGATGCGACGGGACGTTTCGAATCACCCAGGACGAAGAGCATGACTATGTAGAAATTGAATGTGGGCTCACGACTGAGGAATTGGAGGAACGCAAGGTAGTTATATTTAAAGTAGATATGACCAAAAACTCGCGGATTTTACCTTGACTATAATGAGAGAAAAAATTCAAAGGAGGTCATAAGATGATATTTAAGAAGAAAACTGACAAACTTGAGGTTGAGATTGAAAATTTGATGGACAATTTAGTTCTAGTTGATCCGGCATCAGATGATTATGCAATCATTGCCGACAATCTTAAGAGACTTCTCGATATTAAAGCCCAAAAACAGGGCAAAATTAGAGGACTCTCAAAAGATACGCTGGCAAGATTAGCGGTGATTATATTTGAGATCGGGTTGATCACGAACTATGAGAAGTTCGATGTCATCACAACCAAAGCGTTAGGAATTATTCCGAAAGTAAAACTTTAGTAACCAGATGAATTTTAACCGGTATAGGAACGTGTATTATGCATGTTCCTATATTTTTTCTCGCGATTATTGCATGGCGTATAATAGAACCTAGTATTTAGATTTTAAATTGAAAGGAGTCTATTATGAACGTTGTAAAAATCGATGATTTCAAGAAAGAAGCAAAGAAACGCGAGAGAATTGAAAAAGTTAAAAACTTCGCAAATGGTGTTTTAACAATCGCCGACGAGCATAAAGAGGGAATCGCTATGATAGCGGCTGGAGCTCTTGCTGGTCAGAAATTCCTTAAAGAAGTTATGAGGAATCGAACAACCAATAAGAGAATTAAAGAAGAACGCAGACATAGAGATCTTGAGGTTTATGATCGTTCGGCAGGCTGTTATATTCAACTGAAGCGAAAAATGACTGGAGACGAACTTGTTGAATATGCTATCAGATGTAGAAACGGAGAATCAAAGACAGCGATATTAAGAGACATGGGATTAATAAAGTACTAGACGATAGGGAAGCTATGAGTGAATAATACTTGTAGCTTCTTTTTTCTCGCGAAATTTTCATAGACTATAATGAAACCTATATTATTGTATTCTATAAAAACTAAAGGAGAATTAAAATGTTTGGTATTATTATTGATTTATTTGACGTATTCAATCACGTAGAAACAAGAGAAACAAACGATAAATCCAGGTATGCTCAATGCATAAAGACAATAACAAGGAAAGTTGAAAGTGATTTTTATAGACATCAAATCATTGAAAAAATTCCATATGGATTGTCTGATGATGCGTATGAAGCTATTATGGAAATTGTAGATAATATTTCATCGGATTTCTATAAGTGTAGAAACATCGAAACTATTTTAAGAAAAACAAAAAAGTAAATAATAGTGTATAGTAGTATTGATTCAAAGAGAGTGCTACATGCATTCTCTTTTTTTTTTTCGCAAAAAATACATGGCCTATAATGAAGGTAGGAATACTAGTAATAGCAATAGTTTAATGGTAGAACGCCTGGTTCGCCAGGAGACGCAGGTTCGAAGCCTGCAAACCTTCTTCTTTTTTTTTTTCGCGGATATTTCATGCTTCTATATGAGAAAGGAGGTGTTCTTAATGACATTAACCACTAAAGAACGAATTGCTTGTACGGTGTTATCAAAACTGAAACACAATGGAACAGATTTTCTGGACTGTAAGTATAATGATATTCTTGTAGACTTTTGTGAAAAAGTGTTAAAGGTTGATCCGTTAGAAGTATTTAAGAAAGCTTTAGATAATGTTAACAGAACCAAATAGTAATATTGGAGAATCTATGTAATAAACATGGATTCTCTCTTTTTTTTAGGAGGGATTTTATGCAAAAAACGTTGTTGCCAAACATATTAGCAGGTGCTGGTATTGCGGGAGTAGGCATCACAGCTGTACTCACAGGCAAAGCTACTCTAAACGCTGCTGATATTCTAAGAAGTACAAAGCCTATTAAGCAAAAGATTAAGGAAGCAGCTCCGAAGTACGTGCTTCCGGCGATTTCAGGAGTATTAAGTGTAGCCGCAATCGCAACAAGTACCGTAATGCACACTAACAATTATGATACGTTATTTAGCGCGTACATGCTTACCAGTAATACACTAATGGCGTACAAAGAATCTGTAAGTTCAGTTCTTAGTGCAGATGATGCCGTAGAGGTTACCAAGACAGCAGCTTTGTTTAATAAGAATCCGGAGATAGAAGACACCGGAACCGGTGATATTTTGTTCGTAGATGAGTTTACAGGCAGACAGTTTCTAGCTTCTAAGGACATTGTTCTTGGTGGTGAGTACGAAACGAACAGAACGTTTCAGTTAAAAGGTGATATAGATATTAACTACCTGCACAACTGCTGGGGACTACGAGACTCTGATCTTGGCAAGCAGTATATTTGGGAAGAGTACAGTATGGCAACGGACTATGACGCCTATTGGATTGACTTTAATCATATTCCTTTCTCAGCAGATGGACGCGAGGCGTATGTTATAAGCTATCCTATACCTCCGGTTTTGCGTGCGGAGGTGGATTAGCCGTTTCGCGAAATTTTCATGGTCTATAATGAACAGAAACTTCTGTATTATATTTGTGAAAGGAGACAAAAACTATGTCAAATGTATTAGAGAAAATTTTAATTTTTGGGTTAACAGGAGCAGTAGCACTGCTTACTCAGGCACATAATGACAAACAGATCAAAAAAGCATTAGACAAGTCTGTTGAAAAAGCAAATGGAACTGAAGAAACTGAAGAATAAAAAAGAAGAGAGGATAGTGAGCTATATGCTTACATATCCTCTCATTTTTTAAGGAGGGTTTTTATGAAGTTATTCAACACTATGCGAGGAGCGATAGATGATAATTTACCATCTATCCTGGTAGGTATTGGTATTGTTGGAGTTGTAAAAATGGGAATAGAAATCTACAAAGCTACTCCCAAAGCAATGGATATTCTCGAAAAGCAGAAGGAGGAAAAGATTGCTGCTGGAGAAGATCCTAATGAAATCAAGCCGATTGAAAAGGTGAAGGCTGCTGGTAAGGTCTTCTTGCCAGCAATAGCTATTGGAGCTGGCTCTGTCCTGTGTTTCGTATATTCGAATCATATTCAGGATAAGAGACAGGCAGCATTAGCGGGACTGTACACAGTCACACAAAACGCGTTGACCTTGGAGAGAGACAAGATGAAAGAGATTCTTGGTGACAAGAAGGCTCAGGAAATCATTGACGAAGCTGTAATTGAGAATCAGAAACAGTATCCGATTCCTGATGATATTCCGTACACGAATTCAAACGGAGAACAGCTAATCTTCGACGAGATCAGTGGACGATATTTCATGGCAACAGTTGAAGAGATCAGAAAAGGAGTGAACGATTTCAATGCCGAGCAGCTTAGGTATTCATCACAGGGGTCGCTGAACGATTTCTATGATTATATTCCGAAGTTATCAAAGATGCCATATGCCGGAGAAGGCGTAGGTTGGGACATTAATGTAAACGGACTTGTAGAGATATATTTTACTTGGGAAACTCATGATGGAAGAGTGGTCGGTATCATGCGGCACATGAATCCGCCGATTGCTAACTATAGACAGCGCTGATTCGCGAAATTTTCATAGTCTATAATGAGAAGAAACTCATTGGTATAGATATTAAATAATGAAAGGAGTCTTACTATGCCGAATAATGAAATTATGAACAATGTTGCTGAGGAACAGGTATCAGAAAATGTTGCTAACGCAGTTATGGATTCTGTAAAGAATTCCAACACTTTAGGTGGAGTTCTTACCGGAGTTGGAGCAACTCTTGCGGTTTGTGGAATCGTATGGGGAGCTAAAAAGCTCTGGCAGAAGAGAAAACAGAAGAAGTTGGAAAACGCAGAAACTGCTGCGGAGGCAGCTGCTGATATTCCGATCAGTGAAGATGACTATGATGAGGAAGAAGAGATTTAGTAATTATTTGATCAAACGAGTTTAATGAACACAGAGATATCGAGACAATACTCGGTATCTCTTTTTTGCCATTATGGAGGTGTTTATGGATACAGAAAAGCTTAAGCCAAACACAGACGAATATTTGGCACAGCAGAACGCAGCAAAGAATCGTCCTCCGATGCAAGCAGTTATAGAAGACAAGGGAACTAAAGTACAGCGATCGCCTTTAAGACGATTTGTAGAGTTTGCATCCGGGAGAGATATTAAATCTCTCGAAACAGAACTCAATAAGATTGTAATCTCTTGGTTTTTGAACTCGCTTCATTCCGGAGTAGAGAGTCTTAACGATACTGTATTTAACAGAACAACAAACAGATTAGCCAAGGGAAATGGCGGAAACACTTCGTATGATCAGTATTACGATGGAAAGTCCAAATCCGGTGCTGATATTTCCGATCCGTCATACAAAAGGAAGCATGGCGAGTACATAGACGTAGAGTTTAACGACAAATGGAAAGCTCAGGAGGTTTATACGGCTATTCGGTCATATTTTGATGAATACAAGGTATTAAGCGTTGCCAATCTATATCAGGCGGCAAGAATGCCAACAACATTTACGGATGATGCTTATGGATGGTATTCGCTTAACGGTTCCAGATTAGAGAAGATTAACGGCAAGTGGCGTATTGTTATGCCGAGGCCCATATCACTTGCAAAGAAATAGGAGGTTATATTTATGAAATTGTTTGACAAGATTTCCAGCGGAGTTGCTAAAGCTGGTCTTGAGATTAGTAAGCAAAAGCCCGAGATTCTCATCGGTGTTGGTATCACTGTTGGAATCATCGGATGCGTTAAAGCATGTAAAGCGACTCTGAAAGCTGATGATATTTTGAAGGAAACCAACGAAAAGCTCAATCAGATCGCAGAAGTATCGGCAACAGTTGAAGAATACTCCGAAGAAGACGAGAAGCGTGATATTCGTATCGTAAAAACAAAAGCGGTAGTTAGAATCGCTAAAGAGTATGTGCTTCCGGTAGGACTCGGTGTATTCGCGATCGGATGTATCTATACATCTCACACAGAAATGAAGGCCAGAGGTGCAGCGGTTGTAGCAGCATACAATGTTTTGAACGAAGGATTTAAGTACTACAGAAAGAATGTGGTCGAAGAGTTTGGAGAGGAGGTAGACCGAAGAATGTTCCACGGAATTAAAAATAAGGAAGTGGAAGTTATGGAAGTTGACGACAATGGCGAAGAGGTAACAACCATCAAGAAAGCAAATGTCATCGAAGATGGTGGCAATCCGTATGCGTTTATATTTTCAAGAGAAACTTCCAATGCTTGGCAACCGGATCAGCCTCATAACATGGACTTCGTGGAGTCTGCTGAACAATGGGCTAATATTCTCCTGCAGCAGAGAGCTCTAAAGTATGGTGACAAAGCTGTAGTGCTGGCAAATGAGGTATTGCAGAATTTGCAGATGGACTGGGATTCTAACATGGCAGTTGCCGGATGGGTCTATGGAAAGACCAAAAGAATTGATCTTAGAGCTACTGATATTTACAAGGAAGCGGTTCACAACGGGGCTGACATTAGAGCACTTGAACCGGCAGTGGCAATGAACTTTAACTGCGATGGTATTGTTACAGACTACTTACCGGACAACAGGAAGCATCTTAAGAAACTGAAAGAGTACGCTAAGAACGCGTGAACGTATCTTGAAGAAGTAGTTGATTATATTTACGATTATCCCGAATCCTATTATTGGGATTTGGTAGATCACAGCTAGTGAGGGGTTTTATGAGCAGTATGTTTAATTATGCAAATGAAGCGTTAATGCATATTTCCTGGGATAATAACATAGCTCTCATTGCAACAACGCCTAAGTCCAAAGAGTTCGATCAATACGCGTATGCCATGTGGGCAGCAGATAAATTGCGTAATGAGCTTCTCTGTGCGGGCAAGGACGTTAATGTAATAGACTTCGTTGAGGCGTTTGCTAAACGTATGGACCGATACGCATGCAAAAGTGATATTCGTTTTTCAATTGCGTATGACGTTGCTATGGAATTGTTAGTGGAGCTAAGCACGTTTCTAGAGGTTTGAAATGACTAACAATTATATTTACGAAGATGAAGACAAAAACGTTTCGCATCCTGACCATTACCAGGGCGAAGGTGGATTAGAAGTGATCGACGTAATAAAGTCTTTCACTTCTGATCTTACCGGAATGGAAGCTGTGTGTACGGGCAATGCCATCAAGTATATTCTTCGGTGGAACAAGAAGAATGGCTTGCAGGATGTGAAAAAAGCAATCTGGTATCTCGAATACCTGAAGTACTATTTAGAGAATAAGGGGGAATTAGATGATCAATCTTAAGCTTATATTTGCATTTGGAGCAGGAGTAATTGCTGGAACAGCTATCTCCTCTTACTTTATTAAAGGAAAGATTCAGGAGGCAGCCGATGAAGAAACCAAAGCCTTCATGGACCACTACAATGTTAAGCTGGCAGCTTTACGAGGAGAAACAGATGATGATATTTCAAAAGATGAGGAGTCAAATGAAGAAGTTTCTGCAGAATCTTCAGAAGGGTATGAAGAGTATCGGCCTAGCACTGAGAAAGCTGGAGAAGAAACTTACACAGACTATACTGCTGTGTATTCTGGGGAGAATGATGGGGAACCGTCTTCTAAAGATGATGGCATAGAGCTTATTGACCTGTATATTTACGAGAATGATGACAAGTTCAATAAAGAAACTCTCTACTATTACGATGTCAACGACTGCCTTACTACTGAAGTTGGTGAGTATATTTTCCCTGAAGATGTAGAGTCCTATGTAGGCTATAAAGGACTGGAAGTATTAACCGGAGGTACAAACGAGGTGATTTACATTAGAAACTATAACAAAAAAACGGACTATGGAGTACAAAGATTATATTCTTCATACGACGGTATGAGCTAGGAGGTGCGTATGCATAGACAAGTATGGAAAATGGTACTTTGATTGGCTGTTAAGATTTATTGACGCTAACACTCCAGATCATTATAGGTACACAGATTGTCTTAGGATGCTGTTTGTTACGAAGTACAAATGGACTATTCCGACTGATGAGAACCGTGCTATAGATGGCAGGCGTTTAAGATATTTATACAACAAAGAATACGCAGAAACTCACAAGTCTGTGGCAAATGTTCTGGAGGTGTTGATTGCTCTAGCCAGGAGATGTGAAGAAGATATTATGCAAGACCCTGATGAAGGAGACAGAACTTCTCTGTGGTTTTGGACAATGTTTGCAAATCTTGGACTGGAAAAATACCCGGATGAAAAATTTGACATAACAGCCGTAATGAATATTATTGAGCGGTTCTTGAATCGTGAGTATACCAAGGATGGACAAGGAAGTATATTTTACACGATTCGAAATGACCGCGATTTTAGAGATGCTGATCTATGGTATCAAATGGCTTGGTACCTAGATGAGCATTTCTATTACAACCCGTAAACGTCCCGAAAGGAGTTTATATGCTTAAAAAGTTACTATTAACATGTGCCCTGTTTTTGAGTATGTCACTTAATGTTAATGCTAAAACTATCGAAATGGGTGAATTTAAGATCACCGCATATTGTCCTTGCGAAGAATGCTCGGAGGGATTCGGTAGAAGAACCTGTACAGGAACGACTGCGACAAGCGGACACACAATCGCTGTGGATCCTGATGTCATTGACTATGGCAGCAGGGTAAAGATAGGAGGTAATGTTTACAAAGCAGAGGATTGTGGCGGAGGTGTCTGTGGAGACCACATTGATATTTTCTTCGACACCCACTCTGAAGTAGAAGAATTCGGAGTTAAATACAAAAATGTAAAAGTAATCAGATAAAAATTGACAGAAAGGAGATCACAAATGAATGTTTGATTTTTTAATGGTTTCTGAGAGATCTCCAAAGAAAGGTGTACGGGAGATTTACCCGAAGTTCATTGTTCGTAAGTCTAAAGACTTAATGATTCGTGGAAACGCTTTCTACGCCATATGGAACGATGACGATAAGCTCTGGTCCACCGATGAAGACGATGCAATCATGATGATTGACCGGGAACTTGACTTATATTTTGACAAGATTAAAGACAACACGGAAGATCATGTGAAAGTCATGCACTTGTGGGATAGCGATTCCGGAATGATTGACAAATGGAATAAGTACTGTCAAAAGCAGATGCGTAACAACTACCATCAGCTCGATGACAAGATTATATTTGCCAATACTGCTACAAAGAAAACAGACTATGCCAGTAAAAAGCTGAAGTACTCTTTGAAAGAGGGCAGTATTGACGCTTACGAAGAACTTGTTTCAACATTATATTCTCCAGAAGAACGAAAGAAGATTGAGTGGGCTATTGGAGCTATCATTTCCGGAGACTCAAAGACCATACAAAAATTCATGGTACTGTATGGATCGGCAGGAACCGGCAAATCTACAATATTAAACATTATTCAAGAGTTGTTTGATGGATATTACTCAAGCTTTAACGCAAAGGCATTGGGATCGTTAAGCAGCTCTTTTGCTTTAGAAGCTTTCAGAACAAATCCTTTAGTTGCTATTCAGCACGATGGAGACCTGTCTCGTATAGAAGACAACACACGTCTAAACTCCATCGTTTCTCACGAAGTTATGACCGTAAACGAGAAGTTTAAATCTTCGTATGATGCGAAGTTTAACTGTTTCTTATTTATGGGTACTAACAAACCGGTTCGCATAACGGATGCTAAGTCTGGAATAATCAGACGTCTAATTGATGTTTCCCCAACAGGCAAAAAAATTCCTGAGTTAAGGTATAACGAGCTTATAGAACAGGTGAAGTTTGAGCTCGGAGCAATAGCCTGGCATTGTCTTCAGGTGTATCGGAAGAATAAAAGGATCTATAGCTCTTATATTCCGGAGAAGATGATTGTTGCTTCGAATGACTTCTATAACTTTGTACTGGAGTACTACGAAGAGTTTGAAGCGGAAGACGGGATTACATTAAAAGCAGCTTATGAGAAGTATAACCGATATTGTGAGTCTGCCAAAGTGTCCTATCCGTATAATCGCAGGGCTTTTCAAGAGGAATTAAAGAATTACTTCAAGTCCTATGACGAGCGAATGACACTTGAAGATGGAACCAGAGTGTGGAAGTACTATTCGGGATTCATAAAAGAGAAATTCTCATACAATTCCGGTAAGAAAACTTCTGAAAACGAAAACGAGAAAAAATCCTGGTTGGAATTTTTGGAACAGCCTTCTATATTTGACGAAGTAGAAAGAGATTCTCCTGCTCAATACGCTGTAGAAGATGGCAGTAGACCTAAAGTTTCGTGGGACAAGTGCAAAACGACGTTAAAAGATATTGATACGAGACGAATCCATTTTATGAGACCATTTTCTCCGTATCATATTATTGTCGACTTTGACCTTAAGGACGAGCATGGGAACAAGTCATTTGAACTTAACTATGAAGCTGCTAAAAAATTCAAACCTACTTATGCAGAACTTAGCAAAAGCGGGGGCGGAATCCATCTTCATTATATTTATACCGGTAACCCGGAAGACCTGGAAAGCTTATATTCTGAAGGAGTAGAGATTAAAGTCTTCACAGGAAAAATGTCTTTGCGAAGAAAGCTTACTAAATGCAACAATCTTCCAATTGCGACGATTGATTCTGGCCTGCCTGTAAAAAAGAAGGAGGTGAAGAAAGCGTTTAATCAAAAGCAAGTAAAGACGGAAAGTAAACTGGAAGAACTGATATTTCGAAATCTCAACAAAGAGTTTCATGACAGCACAAAACAAAGCATAAACTTCATTAAAAAGATTCTTGACGAAGCATACAATAGTGATCTCGTGTATGACGTCAGCCATCTACGGAATGATATTATGGACTTTGCTATGAATTCGACGAATAACAAATCCTATTGCCATGACGTAGTAAATCAGATGAAGTTCGAATCTCGCAAGCAACCTGAAGAAAAAGAGTTCTCTAAAGAGAAACCGATTATATTCGCAGACTGTGAGGTGTACCCGAATCTTTTTGTGATTGTCTGGAAGGAACTCGGTGCTGATAAGCCGTTTGAGGTTATGCTTAATCCATCTCAAAAAGACGTCATTAAATTCCTGAATGCCGGGTATAGAATGATAGGGCATAACTGTCGAAAGTACGACAATCATATTTTTCGTGCCAGGGCTTTAGGATATTCTTTGCAGATGCTATTTAAACAATCGCTCAAGATTATTAACAACGAGCCAGATGCATATTTTAGAGAGGCGTACAACTATAGTTACACCGACACTCTGGACTATGCTTCGAATAAGATGTCTTTAAAGAAGTGGGAGATTAAGCTCCATATTCATCACAAAGAGATGGGCCTTCCTTGGGATAAGCCTGTTCCGGAAAAATTATGGCCTCAGGTTATAGAGTACTGTAAGAATGACGTAGCAGCTACGGAAGCGGTATTTAATGCAACTCAGGGCGATTTCATTGCTAGAGAGATTCTCGCTGATATTGCTGGAGGTATTGTCAACGATACTACAAACAAGCTCACAACCAAGCTTATATTTGGTAATGACAAGAATCCACAGAAGCAATTCAATTACAGATTTCTGGGAAACGATCCTAGATTTGCAGGATACGAATTCAAGTGGAATCCGAAGATCAAAAAGTTTGAGAGTTTATATCGTGGTGAGATTGTTGGCGAAGGTGGTTTTGTATATGCTGTGCCAGGAATATACAGGAACGTTGTTACATTCGACGTAGCTTCTATGCATCCAAGCAGTATTATCGCTGAGAACCTGTTTGGCGACAAGTATACAAAGATATTTAAGCAACTGGTAGAAGCTCGTGTTGCAATCAAGCATGGTGACTTCGAAACAGCTGGAAAAATGTTTGACGGTAAGCTTAAGAAATACCTTACAGACAAGAAGACAGCTAAGTCGTTGGCTAATGCGCTTAAGATTGCAATCAATTCGGTATACGGTCTTACAGCTGCTAAGTTTGATAATTCGTTCAGGGATCCTCGTAATAAGGACAACATTGTAGCAAAGCGTGGTGCACTCTTTATGGTAAATCTTCGGGATGAACTGGTAAAAAGAGGTGCTCAGGTTATTCACATCAAGACTGATTCTATCAAGATTGTAAACCCGTCTGATGATATTTCCAAATTCGTAATTGAATACGGTAAAGAATACGGATACAACTTCGAGATAGAGCATAAGTTCGAAAAGATCTGTCTTGTGAACGATGCTGTTTATATTGCTAAATGTGCTGAGGACGATCCGGAAACATCTGGTGAGTGGACTGCTACAGGTACTCAGTTCGCTGTGCCGTATGTGTTTAAGAAGCTCTTTAGTAAAGAGGAGATTGACTTCTACGACCTTTGCGAGACTAAGAGCGTTACAACAGCTTTATATTTGGACATGAACGAAGACCTTCCTGACGTTTCATTGTATGAAAAAGAGCTTTCTAAATGTGAAACAAAGCTTCGCAAATTGAAAAAAGATTTCGGAGACGATGTCTGCTGGAACGATATGGATAGAGGACATTTGTATACTGACTCAGAACTCGAAGAAATTAGAGATGAAAAGCTTGTTGAAATTGTCAATCTATTCAAAGAAAGGAATAAAATTAACAAGCTTATCGAACCTGGTCACAATTATATTTTCGTAGGTAGGGTTGGTCTTTTCACACCTATCCTACATGGTGCAGGTGGCGGCTGGCTTGTACGAGAAAAAGATGGCAAGTACTACAGCGTTGGTGGAACTAAAGGCTATCGATGGCTTGAATCGGAACTTGTTGAGAATCTTAAGAAACATGACGACATTGATATTAGTTATTATGACAAACTCTTAAAGGATGCGGTCAAAAGTATTAATGAACAAGGTGTGCAAGAGCATAGCATGATCAAGAGCTTTGAGGAGTTTGTCGCATAAAAATACGGAGGGATTATATTTATGAATTCAACAACAAAAACATTATCAAAAGAAGACCAGTACCTTAACAATCAGAATATTGGACTCGTGGTACTTGAAAATAGTAAACTTATCTACAAGGCACACAGCTGTAACCTCGGTGGTGATCCTTCAAAAAACTTTCGTGGAAGCAATCAGCGATCATGTAATCTTAGCGTGCCTGAGAGCATTGCCAACCATCTTAAAATGTATGGTGTAGATGTTAAGCAGACACAACCGTACGGAGATGAAGTTGAGGGCTTTATACCAGATTACTTTGTAAAGGTTATTGCTGGTTTCAAGGATAATGAAGACGATCTTCGCAATCCTAAGTTTTATCTTGTAAAGAATGGTTCTCGTATTAAGATTGGCAAGAATGATCTTCAGCACGATATTGACAAAGGCCGTATTTCCACAGTAAAGGCTACTCTTAGTCCTTGGACATGGGACGATGGTAGTGTAACGCTTTATATTCGACACTTCTATGCTTACATGTTTGAAGAGGACGATCCGTTCGCTAAAGATTTCGAGAAAGAAGCTACGGCTTATCCTACGGAGGACGACGGAGAAGAGATGCCTTGGGATTAGATTGATATTTAGGAGGGTTTTATGAAAATATTAATTACATTCAGGGATGGTACAAAGCTCTCGTTTGATCAGAGCACGGTAATTGGATTCAAGTGCACAGACAGGGTTTTGTACATTCTTACTAATTCTGAGAAGTCACTTTATATTTACAACATGTCAATTGTCGATGCTGTAAAAACAGAGGCGGTCAAAGGCTCGATTCTTGATTATATTCTGAAAGACTTTTAGATTCAATGTCTATCGAGCTTGCTTGGCATCAGAAGATGGCTGTTGCTGAACTGAGCAATGGTAAAATACTATGCGGAGGGGTTGGTTCTGGTAAGTCCAGGACCTCCCTCGCTTATTTTTACGTTCTTTGCGGTGGGAGTTTAGACGGAGAATCTAAGTTTCAAAGTAAGGAACTTTATATTATTACGACCGCACGAAAAAGAGATACGAAAGACTGGGAAGACGAATTAAAGGTCTTTCCTGAAATAGATTTAGGATGCGTACACGTTGATTCGTGGAACAACATTAAGAAGTACGTCGACGTTTCAGACGCTTTCTTTATATTTGACGAGCAAAGGGTTGTTGGGGCCGGAGCATGGACAAGATCGTTTCTTAAGATTACAAAAAAGAACGAGTGGATTCTGTTGTCAGCTACTCCTGGAGATACCTTTATGGATTATATTCCTGTGTTTGTTGCTAATGGATTTTACAAGAACAGGTCAGAGTTCATAAACAGGCATGTGATCTACAGCAGGTATTCCAAGTACCCAAGAGTCGATAGGTTCCTCGAAGTAAAAAGGCTTGAGCGTCTTAGGGATTATATTCTTGTAAACATGGATGACTTAAGAAAAACCTGCAGGCGGAACATAGAAGAAGTATGTACTTATGACAAAGAAGCTTACAGGAGAGTTATGAAAACGAGATTCAATCCGTATACTAACGAACCTATTCTCAATTCGAGTGAGCTATGTCATGTGCTACGAAGGATTGTAAACTCTTCGCATGATCGGATTAACGCTGTTCTTGATCTGTATCTTATACATCCTAAAATGATTATATTCTACAATTTCAACTATGAACTTGGAATACTTCTTAATGCTTTTCACAATGGTGATTATGGAGAAGACTTTGTAGTTGCCCAGTGGAATGGTCATGTGCACGAACCTGTTCCAGATACGGACAAATGGGTATATTTGGTACAATACACGGCTGGTGCTGAAGGTTGGAACTGTATAACTACAGATACCATAGTCTTTTATTCGCAGAACTATTCCTACAAAACAATGGTGCAAGCTGCCGGCAGAATTGACCGTATAAACACTCCTTACACAGATTTATATTACTATCACTTGAGATCCAAGGCTCCTATAGATGTAGCAATTCAAAGAGCCTTAAAGCGTAAGAAAAAATTCAATTCTCGAACATTCGCGAAATTTTCACAGCCTATAATGAAGTGACTAATTGGATGAGATGGAAAGGAGTGAACGAGAATGATGCTAACTACAGAAATGGTAATTAAATATTCTAAAGCTATATTTGTTGCTGGTTTTGTAGCAGGTGCTTTGGGTACTGCTTTATGGTTAATTAAATAGTAACTATAAATTATGAGGGAACTCTTACATGGAAACGTGTAGGAGTTCTCTTTTTGTTTCGCAAAGGAGGGATTTGTATGACACCGTACATGAGAAAGGAAATGATATTTGGTGTTGCAACAATGGTTGGTGGTGCTCTTGCTATTCGTTCAGGGTATTTAAGAGCAGTATCAGCGTGTTTTCCGTATGAAGTTTGGGCAGTTGGAGGATTGCCTGATATTTTTCGGTATGTAGTAAAAGGCGAGTCTAAGTATTTGTAGAAAGGAGACATACTTATGGAATACCACAGACACTACGATTTAAAGCCGTGCCCGTTTTGTGGTGGCAAGGCGTATTTAGAGAGGAAGCACAGAAGACCAGAGTAGCGCTCGTAAGATGTACGAAATGTAACGCACGTTCTGGTCGTTTTCAGTTAGAAGATTATGGCAAAACTTCTTGGTCCCAAGAGGCCGAAGAGGCAGCCGTAGCAGCATGGAACAAAAGAACTAATGAAGGTAGCACTTGGCTTTCTAAATTTACTTTAACCGAGGAGGGTGATATTTTATGAAAGATTTGTGGACACTTTTAAAATCCATAGTAAAAGCGCATTTAATGTATAAGGTAGCGGAACGCGATAGGCAAAAATGGATGAAGGAATACGAAGAGCAACAGGAGGTATGATTTATGAGTTGGATTTTTAATTATGATAAAATAGCAATAGTAAAAGTAGATCAAGTAGATCTTCATTGCGATGGGGAAGAACCTACGGTTATCGGCACTCTTTTTGAAAAAATGTTTTTTAACGATATTAACGAATTCCGGCAATACTTCAATTCTCCTCAATGGGAAATGGATTCAAACAATCGTTTGCAATGTAGTTATGACAAATACTTCAGCCCGCCGCCGTTAAGGGCATACTGTAGCGCAGCTATCACAGATGTCATATTTAACGATCCGGCAACGATTGTTTTCTGGGCAGATGGAACAAAAACTGTTGTGCAGGCGCATGACGAGAAGTTCGACAAAGAGAAAGGTCTGGCAATGGCTATAGCTAAGAAGACGCTTGGTAACAAAGGAAACTACTTCAATGTTTTCAAAAAATTCTGTGAGGAGGATTAGGAGGAGACGCCTATGGAAATCTATATAGCAATAGCAATTATGTCATTTTTGACAGGTGTACTTGTTGGGGAAGCGGTTGGTAAGGTAGAGAGGTGAACAGGAATGGAGCGACTTATTAATGCATTAATGGGATTTTTCCTGGTTTGTGTACTGATATTTGGCTCTTGTCTGGATATGGATTCGTGGATTCCCTGGATTGGAGCTATGGTGTCAATTGTTTGTTTTGGTTTAACGGCTGTTGTGAAAGAAAGAATGGAGGAATGATATTTATGAAGAACTTTATGAAGAATCTGTGTGCTGGTAACTACATGATTGACGTTAGAGTATATCTTGGAATAAATGCTCTATGGATTGTGATACTTCTTGCTTGTAATGAAGGCTGGAGTAGATTTGCTAATAAGCAGAATAAGTCCTGGGCAGAATTGTGCCGAAAGATCAATCGTGACTGGTATGATATTTGTACTAAATTACTTCAGAACAACGAGAAACTGGCTGAGGATTCAACGGCATGGTTTAACTCCCTTCCGGACGACGAGAAGGAGTATGTAGACAAAATGGCTCGTGAATGTCTTGATGGTCTGAAAAAGATCAAAAACAAGGAAACACCAATAAAAGTTAAGGAGATTTTTTAATTATGTCCGACAAAAATATTTTACTAGATACAATTGGAACTCCGGCAATGCTTGAACAGACAGCGGAAGAGGGCTTAGAACTTTCTTTCGCATGTCTGAAGCTTGCACGGATGATCAGAGGTGAAAACGGTGTGCATGGATATTCTGAAGAAGAATTGGTTCAGAATATCGAAGAGGAGATTGCCGATGTGATAGTGTGCATTGGTCAGATGTCCGGAGAGCTTGTTAGTAACAAGAACATTGCTAAATGGGTTGGCTACAAGAAACGCCGTATGAAAAAGAGACTTATGGATATTTCGGAGGATGAGGCATGACAGGAAAGAAAGTCTATGAAGTTTTCAAATCAATGTTCCCGGATTATGCAGCCAAAACAATTAAATGGGTAGACAAGAGGAATGGTCGAATCTTTATATTCTGTGAAGGTTCGACTATTTCTTTTGAAGTTCTTAAAAACGGAAGGCTTGTACGAATGGAGGTGACGACAAATGTACGGGCGATCGACAAAGTGCAGTGAGACAGAAGGCTGTTTCGGAATGATCAAAAGTGACAAAGGGATATTATGTGCCATTTTGTCTGAAGGCTATGAAAAAGGATCCTGTCCATTTAAGAAGCCGGATCGGTATGAAACAAAAGGAAAAAGATATCCTCCAAACAGGATTCTTAACTGGCCTTCCACCTATAAGAAAAGAGAGTTTACAAATCGAGACAAGGGGGAATTTGAATGATTAAACTTAACTACTTCGACGTTACTGGCTTTGAACCTGCTATTAGAGGAATGAGAAATCCGTGGGAGTCCTGGAAGAAGAGCGATTATATATTCTACGAGTTTACTGACCAGGATGGTTGTTGTTATTGCCACGATATTTTTGGAGCAAGTGTTGAATTAGACGCAACTGAGACAGATGAGTGGCCTGAGGACGATTTATATATTGGTCCTAACGATCTAGACTTAATGCTTCGTCTGGCTAAAAGTGGTCCTGAACATGCGAAGTATAAGAGGATGATTGTTGTGTATGTGGATATTCTGGCTCCGCTGTATTGGTGGAAGGAGTTCGATACGTATAAGGTTGGGACAGTAGCTAATTCCTGCAGCACTATGCATTGTATTCATAAAAAGGAATTCACTATTGAGGATTTTTCGTGGGAGCATCTTGTTGGACACATGGGCGATGACTCCGAACAACCTGTTGATAACTCGAAATGGCAGCAAGTAGACTTTGCGAATGGATCATCCCCACTTGGAGCTATGATAGGGGTTATACGAACTCTTAACAAAGCAAGAACATTATATTTAGAAACCAAAGACAAGAAATACTGGTGGCAGATGATTCAGTTGCTTCCGTCTTCGTACAACCAGAAGCGTACTGTAATGCTCAACTACGAAGTTCTTACTAATATTTACAGACAACGGAAAGCGCATAAGCTTGATGAATGGAGACAGTTCTGTAAATGGATAAAGGACCTGCCGTACAGTGAACTTATTACTTTGGAGGAAGGTGAACAGGGATGATGATTATATGCGCAGTCGCTCTGATTCTTATTAGTTGCAACATCATATTTGGCTTGATTTATTTAAACACTGGATTCGGAAAATGGTTTTATCATGACATCATGGAGTGGCATAGACCTGATCCCGAAAAGACAGATGAAAACGGAGACCCAGTTTGCCGACATTGTGGACATAGGATAATGATGGATTCCCAAGGGAATTGGTTTAGGTGGTGATATATGCTACATAGCTCCCTTATGGGAGCAGATATGAGAGGTGAAGAATAATGCAACATATTTTAAATATCGCGTTTGATTTCGATGACGAAAAGATAAAAAACATTGTAGAAAAATCTATCGAGCAAGACATGGGTTCCATCATTAAGGAAATAATCTTGGATCGTATTGCTCCTTATGGATACGGCTATTTCGAAAAGGAAAGACGACAATGGGACAAATTAGAAGCAAAGGTGGATAATCGCATTGATGCAATATTGAATGAGCATAAAGAGGAGATTATTGATTGCGCAGCAATAAAACTTGTTGAGTCCTACAAGCGAACAAAAGCCTGGAAAGAAAGGGCAAAGAAGGAGCTAGATGAAGCATGAGAATGGAAAAAAGAGGTGCAATTATATTTGGCAATCAAACTTACACAACACGTTAAAGAGCGATACGCCCAACGCATCATGAGTCGGGACGACCGATCTGATGTAGCGGTTTTCGTCGCTCAAAATGAAGACAAAATCACAAAAGACATCGAGAATATGGTTCTTACGACGGATATGAATAGGAGGTGAACAGGAATGAAACTGTATATGGTAATTTTTGATGGATATTTCAACGGGTATGGATCCGAACTCTATTGTCTTGGTGTGTTTTCTTCAGAAGAGAAGGCTAAGGAGGCTATAGACTTTGAGCTGCGCAAATTAGATGGCTATTACCATTACGGCATACAGAAAGATTTCGAAGAGGACTTCTTTGATATTGTTGAGATTGATTTAGATAAGCATCAGGAAATCACCATCTTCAGGCGAGAAGGAAAAACAGAACTTGTAGAGTACATGAATACGGATGTGTATTTAGGCGGGTATAGAGAATAGTTAATAACGAAAAGGAGGAAACAGATGGGTAGATATTTTGAACTTATGACCAAAGCCAAAGAGGTCAACGATAAAAAGTCATTGGAGTCTATGACAGAGTTTGAGAAAAGCATTATTACGCTTAAGCTTGATATTGCACAGTCGCTTGCAAAAATCGCAGATGAATTAGAAAAAATTACAAAAGCAACCAAAAGGAGGTAACAATTATGGCAATGTTAAATTTAGTAGCACCTTGGATCGATTTCTATCGCAAAGTTGAGGCCATGTTTAAGAACGATGATGAAGTTACAGTGATATTTGATTCAGATAACTACAAATTACAGGTATACGTAGATGACGAAGACAAGGCTAAAGCAATTGAGTATCTGCTGGTAGAAGAAGAGTACTTCGGAGAGACGCATGTCACGGTTGAAGTATTGCCGGCTAATGATCACAAACCACTTAGATCAGTAAACTTAGAGAATCTTGATCTGGTGGATATTTTCAATAACGCATTCAGATTCAATAAAGCTTTTATAGAAACTGAGGAATTACAGCTTGGAGGGTTCCACAGGATCTATGTTGTCTTTAAGAAAGAGGTTGTGCAGTACTTCAACGATTCGTTAGGGGATGCCAATGGCCTCTGCAGCACTCTGTATCAGGAGATTGCAAAAGATATTTTCAAGGACTTTGATGACGTATCTTACTGTACTGCAGCATCCGAAGATTGCATAAGTTATTTCCAAGGACTTTAAACTAACTGCTAAGAAAGGGGCGAAAGGCCATGATTACTTGTACAATAGATATTTTAGCTACGGGACAGAACATTAAAAGATTAATGCTGGCTAAAGGAATGACTGTAAAAGATCTGAAAAAAGCATTGGGATTTACTACAGGACAGGCTATTTACAAGTGGTTTCATGGTCAGTCGCTTCCTACTTTGGACAACATACTGATTGTTTCAAAGATGCTTGGTGCTACTATAGACGAAATTATTATAGAAGAGGGGTAATATTATGAAAACTAAATTTAACTATCCGGAAATGATTTACAACTATCTTAACGAGCATAGAGGTGAGTGGATTTCGGGCAATGCCATGGCAAGAGCGTTAAAGTTCAGCAGTTCATATCCTACAAGGTATCGCAAGGTGGTTCTTAAAGAGCATAATGATATTCTCTGGGATCCTAAGAAAGGATGGTGTTGCGTGGAAAAAGATGAAGACACTATTGCAAGAGAGATTCTTACAGCTGTTACAGGAGTAAAAGACATGAACGAAGCTTCGAAGGAATTGATATTTGGCAACGAGTCCAGATACGGAGATAGTAAGAACGAAGAAGGCTACAACGATCCTACAGCATACTTTGCGTTTGAGCAGAACGGTAAGGGCCATGGCGGAGAGATCTGGGATATTGAAAAGGCAGACCATAGCATGGTGCCGGTTCTTGTAATTAATGGAACGAAGAGCGTATGTCAGGTCGTCTATTTATATTCTTCGGAGATTCTTGGAGTTCCGGATTGTAAGTCCTTTAAATGCGGAAGTCGTACCTGGTACTACGAGCCGGTTTCGTTAACAACTCGGAAACAGCGGTATCTGTATAAGAAACGTGGAATGCTTGAGATTAACGAATTCAACAAAGTTCGCGGGAGCATCATGGATATTCTCGGAATGCCGAACAGAGTAATTGAGATTCCTGTCGAGGTAGAGAAGATTGTTGAGATTGAGAAACCTGTGGAAGTTGAGAAGATCGTTGAAAAGCCTATGGATATTCCGGATGACCTTGCTGGTGCTCTTAACGAACTGGGGGAACTTCGTGATGAGGTGAAGTATTGGACAGAGCTTTATTGCGATTCTATCAGTCAGGTTGCAATGCTCACAAAAGAGAAAACTGTTCTTGAGACACAGCTGGATATTTACAAGAAGATGTACGATGATCTGATGGATAGAATCTTTGTGAAGGGAGATGAGGACAATGCCTGAGACTTGGGAAGAAGTGTACAAGTATATTTGCGAACTGATTAAAAGAGAAACGGAGGACGATAGCAATGATTGAGAGAATGCTTTGTAAGGTTGAAGGCTTTGTGTTTGGAGTAACCTTTGTAGTGGCCGGTTGTCTTGCATATGCAAGGTATATGGATATTCGGAATAAGGAAGCTGAATCAGAGGAAGGTGGTGACGCTACGCATTACGCGAATGGAAAAGAATTCCACATTAATGGATGTGATAGCGATTGAAGAAACCAGGTAGACCTGTTGAGGGTTCGAGGAAGGACAAAAAGATATCCTTGAGAATCCCTAGTTTTCATGAGAGTAAACTAAAAACCCTCGGGAGAAAGTATGGTCTGTCTACTTCGGAAATGGTGCGATTGGCGATTAGAAAATTGGTCGAAGACGACGAAAATTAGCAATAATTTTGTCCGACATAATTGGCTATTTTGTCCGACATATTAGCCACGAATCTTACGATATTCTTACGAAATTGTGAAAATTCTGTGAATTATGTCGGACATATTAGCCAAATTGGCTATTTTGTCGGACAATTTAGCCAGCGCTGAAACCCGCATGGTTAAGCGCTCTGAGGCACTTTTGTGGCTAAAAATCGTATTTTTCTTTTTTTTTATACGAGGGAAAAAATAGTATATTTTTAAATAAAATAAAATGCTATTTTTTTTATCCAAAGCCAAAAACGGTCGCGTAAAAAACATCGCTTATAATAGAAGAAGAGATACAATAAGCCAAAATTTACATGACTTTATATTTTTTGGAGAGACTATGCGAGAAAGAGATTTTCAAAAAGACCTTATGCGAGAGATTGAAGAATCTTTTCCGGGATGCGTAGTTGCGAAGACTGACCCTACATACATTCAGGGTTTTCCGGATCTATTGATATTACACAATGACAAATGGGCTACTCTTGAATGTAAGCGGAGTGCAAAGGCTTCTCTAAGACCCAACCAGGATGTGTGGGTTGAAAGACTTGGAGAGATGTCCTTTGCCTCTTTTATATTTCCCGAAAACAGAAAGGACGTTTTGAATGCATTACAAAAATATTTTGAGAAATCCTAGAAACGAACATGCATTTTTGTCACCAAGCAATGCACACGTCTGGTTGACAAAAGATAGAGAGTATGTCTGCAACAGATACATTGCACAGCTGGCCAGGTTCAGAGGAACAGCTCTTCACGAGATGGCAGCAAAAGATATTCTCTACAAACAGAAACGACCGAGGAATAAGGAAACGTTTAATATGTATGTCAACGATGCTATAGGATTCCGAATGGATCCTGAAGTAAGACTGACATACTCAGATTGGTGTTGGGGAACGGCAGACGCTATCTCAGACACCAATGATATTTTAAGAATACATGATTACAAGAGCGGTGAATGTCCTGCCCATATGGAGCAGCTTTTGACATATGCCGCTCTTTATTGTTTGGAACATGATATTCATCCTTCTGACATTCCAATCGAACTTAGGATTTATCAGTCTAACGAAATTGTTAAACAGAAACCGGAATCCAAAGAAGTAGCTAATGCTATGGATTCCATTGTTGAGAAGAGTAAATGGTTAGAAGATATTTCAAATGAGGTATGATCATGCTCCGAGTTTACGATACAAATGAATTGTTTCATTATGGTACACCAAGACATTCAGGCAGATATCCTTATGGGTCTGGCGACAATCCTTACCAGCACAATGCCTCCTTTCTAAAACAAGTACACGATTTAAAAAAACAAGGTAAGACCGATGCCGAAATTGCAAAGATAGTGTTAGGTAAAGACTCAAATTCCTCCGAGTTAAGAGCTAAAATGACCGTTGCCTCCAACAACAAGCGAAGTGCTGATGTCGCTTATGCTGAGAAGCTTAAAGCCCATGGATATTCTAATTCTGAGATTGGCAGAAAGATGGGTATCAACGAGTCTTCTGTTCGAAGCTTGTTGAACCCCTCTGCCAAGAGTAGAGAAAACAGTCTAGACGAAGCTGTTAGGACACTAAAAGCAGAAGTAGACAAAAAAAGATATTTAGACGTTGGCGCTGGTACCGAATACATGCTCAACGGAGTTTCAAAACAGAGACTTACCCACGTTGTGAACGTTTTAAAAGAACAGGGGTATAAAGTTCACAGCGTGGATGTTGAGCAGATGGGAACTGGAAAGAAAACCACAATGAAGGTTCTTGGCACTCCAGATACAGAATGGAAAGAAGTTGTAAAAGACCCCTCACTTATTAAGGAAATTCAGGTTGCTAATATTTCTACTAAGGATGGCAACAAACTTGGAGCTCTTAGATATCCTCAAAGCATTGATTCCAGCAGAGTAATGATCAAGTATGCTGAAGACGGCGGTGCAGATAAGGATGGCGTTATAGAGCTTCGAAAAGGTGTAGAAGATATTTCGCTTGATAAGAGTATGTATGCTCAGGTTCGTATAGCTGTAGATGACAAATACTTCATGAAGGGAATGGCTATGTATTCAGACAACATGCCTCCTGGTATTGATATTATCTACAACTCAAACAAGAAGAAAGGTACTCCTCCTGAAAAGGTTTACAAGGAATTCAAAGAGGACCGTATAGATCCTAATAATCCTTTCGGAGCATCTATTAAGCTTCTTGGTGGACAGAGAGAGTATACAGGCGAAGATGGTAAACAGCACCTTTCTGTTATCAATAAGGTTAATGAAGAAGGTGACTGGAGCAAGTGGTCAAAAACTCTTGCTAGTCAGATGCTGTCAAAGCAGCCTAACGCATTGATATCTAAACAGCTCGATTTGTCATATGCTCAAAAGAAACAGGAATTTGATGAGATTATGCAGCTTACGAATCCTGCTGTAAAACGTAGGCTGTTAGAGCCATTTGCTGATTCTTGCGATTCAGCAGCTGTTAATCTTAAGGCAGCGGCATTACCAAGACAGGCTTCTCATGTTATTTTACCAATCAATAGTTTGAAGGACAATGAGATCTATGCTCCTAACTATAAGAATGGTGAAACTGTGGTTCTCATTAGATATCCTCACGGAGGAAAGTTCGAGATTCCAGAACTTACTGTAAACAATAAGAACAAAGAAGCAAACTCGGTAATGCACAATGCTATGGACGCTGTTGGCATTAACAGCAATGTTGCTCAAAGACTTTCCGGAGCAGATTTTGATGGCGATACAGTTCTTGTTATTCCTAACAACAACCATGCTATCAAAACTTCAGCTCCGTTGAAAGAACTTATGCATTTTGATACCAAGTCTTATGGATATTCTGACGACGATTGTTTAGCCACTGGCAAAGCTCTCCTAAAGGTTAAGAAGTACGACGATAGAAAGGACGTCGTTGCTTTTAAAGAGAAAGTAGCCAATGGATATTCTCCGACAGATGACGATCTTATAAAGATTGGCAGATCTGCTCTTACAATCAAAGCCCAGACAAAACAAACAGAGATGGGGAAAGTTACGAATCTCATTACTGATATGACTTTGAGAGGCGCAGAACCAGAAGAACTTGCCAGAGCTGTTAAGCATTCGATGGTTGTAATCGATTCTGAGAAACATAGTCTTGATTACAAGAAATCCGAAATTGATAATTCTATAGCTCAGCTAAAAGCTAAGTATCAAGGCGGAGAAAAGAAGGGTGCTTCTACATTGATATCTAGAGCCAAGGCTGAATACAGAGTTGATGAGAAGCGGTTTAAACGTATCGATCCTGAAACTGGTAAGAAGGTCTTTGAAAAAACCGGCCGTGGATATTTTAAGTATGACAAAGATCCAGAAACCGGAGAGATTACTAAGAAGGAATATGTAAAGCGGAAAACAATATCAACTCAGATGGCAGAGCGTGAGAATGCCTTTGATATTTCCTCAGGGCATCCTAAAGAAACCCTCTATGCAAAGTATGCCAATAACATGAAGGACCTTGCTAATCTTGCCAGGAAAGAATCCCTGGGATTAAAGGTTGAAAGAAACCCCTCTGCTGCAAAGGTTTATGAAAAAGAGGTGGCTGATTTACAGAGGAAGCTTGATATTTCACTTATGAATGCTCCTTATGAAAGACAAGCCCAGATCATAGCAAACACTATTGTGTCCGCTGCTAAGGCAGACAATCCTTCAATTACTAAGTCTGAATTGAAGAAAGTAAAAGGACAAGCTTTAGTTATAGGTAGACAGAGAGCAGGTGCTGGAAAACAGTCTATTGAGATTACACCTAGAGAATGGGAAGCTATTCAAGCAGGTGCTATATCAAACCATAAACTTAAACAGATTCTTGACAATACTAATCTAGACAAGGTTAAAGAGTATGCTACACCAAGAACTAATAAGACCATGACCAGTGCTAAAGAGGCTACTGCTAAAGCATTAGCTGCATCAGGCTATACTACAGCAGAGATAGCAGACAAGCTAGGTGTTTCTACATCTACTATAACAAAAGCTTTAAAGAAAGGAAGTGACTAGTAATAGTCCAGTTTATGCTAACAACAATGGACAATAAGTATGATCCATTCGAAGACTTTGACCAATGGCTGGTTGAGGACCAAAGACTTGGACATAACTGTTGCTCCATACAAGCAGAGATAGCTAATACGTCTTCTAATCTTAATGATGAAGACAACATTACAATAACTAACAAAGCAATAGACGATTTCGTAACAATTATGACCCTCCTCAATACTTCTTTACTTGAATCAGATGAGAATTTAAAAGAAGAAGAATTGGTTTGGTATAAAATTGCACGAAATTAGTAGAAAAAGAATGTTTTGATTACAAATTGACCAAAAAATCAATAGAATATCAAATGTTTTAAATCATTTTAATGGGGAGGGGGGTCTCGTAAATTACACCCCCCTCTTGAATCGCGCCGGTCTTTAAAATTTCTCCGGGGGTGATATTTGTGAAAACAATTGTATATTTTTTGTAGGGTATAGGCCACTCCTTTCTGTTAGGGTTTCTCCGGTTAATAAGTTATTGGTTAGTGTGTGTGCATTTTAAACATTCCCAAAAGCAGTCTATACCCTATGAAAAGTATACAAATGTAAGTATATTTCTGTGAAAAGGAGGTGAAAGCATGAGCAAAGAGTCTGAGATTCAACCAAAAGTTCGACCAGCTACTACACCTGAAGGTCGTTACAACCAGTTGATTGCTCTTTCTATTGATGCTGCAGAGAAACAGATCCGAGAAGGCACCGCTTCCTCACAGATAATTCACTTTTTCCTTCGCGAAGGGTCTGAAAAGACTCGAAACGAGAATGAAAAATTAAAACACGAGGTTGAGAAACTGAAAGCCCAGACCGAAGAATTAAAGGCCGCTAAGAGAGTAGAGGAATTGTATGCCGATGCTATCTCTGCTATGCGTAAATACCAGGGAGTGATGGACGATCTATAAGACATATTCCAAACTTATCCAACTCCCAACTTTCAAAGAACGATTTGAGTATCTAAAATTGTCAGGCCAGGTTGGATTAGAGACTTTTGGCTTTGACAGGATATTTAATCAGGTCTTTTACAAGTCATCTGAGTGGCGAAGGATTCGGCGAGAGATAATGCTACGGGATAATGGTTGCGATCTTGGGATTTCTGATAGAGAAATACACGGAAAGATCTTGATACATCATATAAATCCAATAACAGAGAAGGACATAGCTACACGAAGCGAAATACTACTCAATCCCGAATACCTAATAACAGTTTCTAACAATACACACAATGCTATACACTATGGGGACGAACATCTGCTGGTTTCAGACATATTGGTAGAAAGATTTCAGTATGACACGTGTCCTTGGAGACTATAATGATTATTGTAAATTCATATTCTTTTTATTTGACCCCTCCTAGATCTGATGAGTTATTCCATCATGGCATAAAAGGTCAAAAGTGGGGACATATGAACGGGCCTCCTTATCCATTAGGTGCTTCCGATCATTCCGCTTCCGAAAAGAAGGCGAGATGGAGAAGTTCATTAAAGAAATCTTCATCAACCGATGAAAATCAAAATCGCCAAAGAAGAGGTTTATCAGACAAACAAAAAAGAGCTCTTAAGATAGGAGCTGCAGCCATAGGTGTTGCTTTAGTTGCTGGAGGAACAGCTTATGCTGTTAAGACTGGTAAAATTAATTTTGTTAAAGATTGCGGAAGGAAAGCTGTCGGAAATGCTATCCCAGAACTTGCAACACCATTGCTAACAGATAATCATTCTCCAACATCTGTTTTTAAGAAATTGCATATTTCAGAATCGCTATCTGATACCTTGGCGAGCACAAATCCATTACGCGGTAATCCGGAAGGTGCAAACAACTGTACTTCTTGTGCTGTTGCTGGATTTTTAAGAAGGCAATATGGCATTAATGTTACTTCTAAAACAACTGGTGGAAAACAGCAACTACTTGCTGGTGTTGTAGAGAGTTGTTTTAAAAGCGCTAAATTAATAGAAGGAAACGCAACAAAATTTGGAAGATCTCCTGATGATGCTGCCGAATTACTTGTACGAAGATTTGGTGCTAATGCTTCTGGGGTTTGTGATATACAATGGAAGAAAGATCCGAATTGTCCTTTTAAGGGAGGGCATGCGTTTAATTTTGAAATAAAAGACGGAAAAGTTTCTTTTATGGACTATCAACATAATAGAGGAAATGATATAGTAAGAAAGTATTGGAGATATATAGACTCTAATGATTATTTTACAGCAGCTCGTCTTGATAATGCACAGATTGTTCCAGATGCAATCAAAAAAATAGTCAGGGGGAATTAGTATTAAAACAACATATACTTTTGACGAATTGTTAAACGAACGGCTTCATTATGTTCGAGAAGATGCAGAAAATTATTATTTCAAACTTTCTACTAAGGAATATTATGATGATTCATTATGGGTTGCAAACAAGAAGACAAAAAAAGTTAGTTATATGAGTTGTATGGCTTTTGTTTTCGATGGAATATATGACAATACAACAGCTATTAATATCTCTGAATTAAAATCCCTTAATTCCTAAGGGATTTTTTAATGGTGAAAAAAAATGATGACACAATCGATTTACAATTTTTACAGAGAACCCCCACGATCAGACGAACTATACCATTTTGGAGTTCGCGGTATGAAATGGGGTGTTCGACGGTATCAAAATAAAGACGGTTCGTATACTTCAGCGGGCAGAGCAAGGCGTGCATCAGAAGAAGCTGCCAGTGCTCACAGATTGGCCAGTAAGTATACCGGAGCAATGGATAGGCGAGCGGCTAAAAAACAAGCCCAGGCGGATGCTAACCCTGGTAGTAGAAGTAAACAGGGAAAAGCTATTCGTGCTAGAGAAGAAGCTGCCAGTGCTCACAGATTGGCAAACAAGTATACTAGCGCCATGGATGCTAAAGCGGCGAAAAGACAGGCTCAGGCAGAAAACAGCAGAGGTCTTTCCGATAGTCAGAAAACTGCTCTTAAAGTTGGCTCCAGAGTTGTTGCTTCTACAATCTTTGCTTATGGAACTTACAAGCTAGCCAAATCTACCCCTGGTGGTCAAGCAGCGATCAATGCCGGTAAAGCTGCCGTTTCTTCAGCTATGCGAAAGACGGCCAGTAAAGCTGCATCAGGAGTTTCAAATGCTGCTAAAAGTGCTGGTCGCGAATTAGTAAGATCCGCAAAAGCAGCCCCAGGAGAAGCTTGGAAAGCTGCTAAAAGCGGGGCTCGTACAGGTGTCAACGATGCTGCAAAAGTAGCTGCTGCAGGTGCAACAATTTATGCAACGCAGAAAGCTTTTGAGCGAAAGTATGGTAAAGAGGAAGCTCAAAAGATTGTCAGCTATGGGCGACAGCCTCGTAAGAAGAAGTAGGTGGTTGCTATGGGAAGATACTACGATGATGAACTATACCATCATGGCATAAAAGGTCAGAGATGGGGCATAAGAAGATTCCAGAACAAAGATGGCAGTTATACGTCTGCTGGAAAATCTCATAGAAAGACTTCAGATTCTTCAGGAAATCAAAATGGGAGTACTAGGAAAGGTCTTTCCGATCGTCAGAAAACAGCTCTTAAAGTTGGCGCTGTAGCTGTTGGCGTAACACTAGCCGCATACGGTGGTTATAAAGCCAACAAGTGGGTTAACAAACAGAATTTGTTAGTAGCTGCGACAGCTGGAGCAAGAGCTGGCGAACGATTTACTGAAGACGTCCGACCTAAGACTCCATTTGGTCCTGGATCCATAGGCACCTCTAATATGATCGTTGGAAACAGCTTTGCTGCACAAGCTGGTGGACAAGTTGGTGCTAGAGTTTCTGAAAATGTTTATAATTCTACAAGAGGTACCAAAAGGCTTACAAATGCTATTAAGGCTAAGTCTATTACTAAAGGAAAACGGCATATAGATGAGTTCTTTGATTACGACAAAGAAGTTCGTAGAGTAATGAAAGAGCATGCTGTTCGAACCGGAGGTCAGTCCCAACTTGCAAAGCTTACCAGGGATACTCTTAATAGAGGCGGACATTATAAACAAGAATGGAGGTACTGGTGAGTCTATCAAACACAGCGATACCCAAGTACTATGGTGAATTCCGAGATCAGGTAATACGAGGTAAGATTCCAGTTTGCAGAGAAATCTCAATGGAAATGAATCGTATCGATAAGCTGATCGCAAATCCAGGTATTTACTATGACGATCAGGCTGTCGAAGGATGGATCGCCTACTGCGAAAATGAGCTTACGTTAACCGATGGTTCGGATTTGTTCTTGTTAGATACGTTCAAGCTATGGGGCGAGCAGATTTTTGGATGGTACTATTTCGTCAACAGAAGCGTGTTTGATCCAGAGCTTGAACGATATGTAACCAAGCGTGTAAAGCAGCGACTAATAAACAAGCAATTCATTATTCTTCCACGAGGTGGAGCGAAATCTATGTACGCCTCCACGATTCAAAGTTTCTTTTTAAATGTAGACACTTCGACAACCGATCAAGTCGTTACAGCTCCAACAATCAGGCAGTCTGACGAAACCCTATCACCAATTAGAACTTCTATAACAAGAGCTCGAGGACCTTTGTTTAAGTTCTTAACAGAAGGCTCCATTCAAAACACCACCGGTTCTAAAGCAAAACGCGTAAAGCTTGCTTCCACAAAGAAAGGAATTGAAAATTTTCTAACCGGGTCTATCATCGAGTCTCGACCTATGTCTATAGACAAACTTCAGGGCCTTCGCTGTAAAATTGCTACGGTTGATGAGTGGCTTTCCGGCGATATTCGTGAGGATGTCATAGGAACTCTTCAGCAGGGAGCAACAAAGATTCCAAACTGGTTAATTGTTTGCACCAGCTCCGAAGGAACTGTTCGAAATGGCGCTGGCGATACAATCAAAATGGAACTCCTTAACATTCTTAAGGGAAAGTACAATGACCCTCATGTTTCCATTTGGTACTACCGCCTTGATGACATCAAAGAAGTAGGAAGACCGGAACTTTGGATTAAGGCTCAACCAAATCTTAACAAAACAGTTAGTTACGAGGACTATCAGATTGAGGTGGAGCGAGCAGAGGCAAACCCTGCAGTAAGAAACGACACCCTTGCAAAGAGATTCAACATACCAATGGAAGGTTTCACATATTTCTTTACGTATGACGAAACCAAACCTCATAATAGAGCAACGTTTTGGAATATGCCCTGTGCTCTTGGTGCCGATCTTTCACAGGGTGACGATTTCTGTGCTTTTACATTTTTATTCCCTTTAAAAGACGGTAGCTTTGGAGTAAAAGCTCGCAGTTATATTACTTCCAAAACTTTTGCCGAACTTCCGTTAGCTATGAGAACCAAGTATGACGAATTTATACAAGAAGGAAGTCTCATGGTGTTCGAAGGAACGGTTCTCAAAATGATGGACGTATACGACGACCTTGATAAGTATATTGAGGATGGTAGATACGATGTTTCCTGTTTTGGATTTGACCCATATAATGCTAGAGAGTTTGTTGAGCGTTGGGAAGCTGAGCATGGCCCTTATGGAATAGAAAAAGTAATCCAGGGTGCAAAGACTGAGTCGGTACCTCTTGGAGAATTAAAGCATCTGGCGGAAGAACGGATGCTTATTTTTGATGAATCTATTATGCAGTTTACCATGGGAAATTGTATTACCATGGAAGACACTAATGGTAATAGAAAATTGTTGAAGCGTCGTCATGACAGAAAGATAGATAACGTTGCGGCCATGATGGACGCTTATGTAGCGTATAAACTTAATACAGAATTATTTGATTAGAGGATAGTTACAAATGAGTAGATACTATGACGATGAATTATACCATCATGGCATAAAAGGTCAGAGATGGGGTGTTAGAAGATTTCAGAATCCTGATGGTTCTTTGAAATCAGCTGGTGCTAAGAGGTATGGTGTAGCCTCGTCCATAAAGAGCGGTCAGGCCGCAAACGACGTAAGAACTGGTCGATCAAAATACAGAACAGCTGTTAGCGAGGCAAAAGCCAATAGGAAATCCAGAGATGCTGCTATTCAGAAACGTGTATACGCGGAAGAAGAACGAATCGAACGAGGTTATAAACGTGGCCAGGCGTTATCGGACAAGGATTATGCTAGGGAACTGGCTGCAGATAACAAAGCACGAGCAGATTGGGCAGCATCTAAGCAACAGTATAAATCGGATATTAAATCTGCTAAGGAACAGTATAAAGCTGATATGAAAGCCGAGAGAGAAGGTCGCAAAGGTCTTTCCGATCGCCAGAAAACAGCCCTTAAAGTTGGTGCTGTAGCCGTTGCAGCAGGTTTGGCTGCATATGGCGCACATAAATACGTTAAAAGCACGAATGCACAAGCACATAAAGCAGTGGAAGACGTTTTTAATAATCAAATGGCTAAAGAAAGATTTTACGGAAAAATCGACGCTATAGGTAAAGGTATGGAAGGTGCTGCGGCTGAGAAATATGGGAGAAACACTGCTTTAAGCGCTTCGAGAAATATATATACTCATGATCAACGACAAGCTCATATGAAAGGGTTGGCCAAAGATTTAAGAAGATACCAGGCTGGCCAAGCTAGAGATAAAGTTTTGAATAAGATGAATATCAAAACAGCGAGGAGCTCCGCTAATCCATTGGATCTTTATAGAGATTACTATATTAACGAAATAGAGAATGCTAATAAATATAGGTATAAAAGAGTTGGGAAATTCTAGTAAAATATAGATATGAACGACAGCATATTATTAACAATCAAAAAATTAATAGGAATTGATACGGACTATAATCATTTCAACGAAGATCTTATCATTCACATTAATTCTGTATTCATGATTCTTTGTCAAATGGGAGTCGGACCAAAAGAGCCTTTTCAAATCACAGGCGAAGCGGAGACGTGGGACGATTTCTCAGATGATATGAATCTTATGCAGTCCGTGAAGACGTATTTGTACTTAAAAACCAAACTAATCTTCGATGCTCCTACAAACGGAGCAATGATACAAAGTTTGAAGGAGACAATTGCTGAATTAGAATTCAGGTTAAATGTAGAGATGGATAAAGAGGAATAATTCAAAATGGGATTAACAGACAGATTTAAAGGAGCTTGGAACGCATTCTTAGGACGAGATCCGACACCTCAGTCTAGTCCTTATATGCATGGAGGATTTTCAACCGGATTAAGACCGGATAGAAGACGCATTCTTGGTGGTAATGAACGATCTATTGTCACCGCTGTTTACAATAGACTTGCTATTGACGTGGCTGCGGTTAATATTGAGCATGTATACATGGACCAGAATAAACGCTTTATTGGCGAAGTTGATTCTGGCCTTAATTATTGTCTTACAGTTAGTGCTAATAGAGACCAAACCGGTAGGGCGTTCATTCAGGACGTTGCTATGACCATGTTTGACGAAGGTGTTGTGGCTATTGTTATAGAGTCTGCCAGCAGTAATCCGAACTTTAACAATTCGTATGACATTTACTCGCTGAGAACAGGTACAGTTACTCAATGGTATCCTAAGCATGTTAAAGTACGACTTTTTAACCAGGATACAGGTCGACATGAGGAAGTAATTTTTGCCAAGGATTGTGTGGCAATTATTGAGAATCCTTTATACGCTGTAATGAACAGCCCAAATTCTACTCTTCAGCGGTTGATTAGAAAGCTAAACCTTCTTGACAACATTGATGAACAGAATGGTTCGGAAAAGCTTGACCTTATTATTCAGCTTCCAAACATTCTCAGTCATGATCGGAAACAACAGCAGGCTGAAGATAGAAGAAAACAAATTGAAAATCAGTTAAGTAATTCCCGATATGGAATTGCCTATATAGGTAGTACAGAAAAGATCATCCAACTTAATCGAGCGGTCGAAAACAATTTGATGCCTCAGATTGAGTACTTAACGAGTATGCTATACAGCCAGTTAGGTCTTACTGCAAGTGTCTTTGATGGGACCGCAGACGAAAAAGTGATGCTCAATTACTACAATCGAACTATCGAGCCGATCCTTTCTGCGATTGCCGATGAAATGAAACGAAAGTTTCTTACACCAAATGCTCGTACAAGAGGTCAGTCCATTGCGTTCTTTAGAGATCCGTTTAGACTTGTACCTATCAATGATCTTGCTGAACTGGCAGACAAATTTACCAGAAATGAGATTATGACTTCAAACGAGATTCGTCAGATTATCGGAATGAAACCTTCCGACGACCCTAAAGCTGATGAGCTTATTAATTCAAACAATAGAAAGTTTGAGGATTCCGGTCAGGCTATGACTTCAGAAGAAGAAATCCCTCCGGAAGAACAGGAGCCAGCTCAGGATGATTACGAGCAAATGTAGAATACGCAAGAAAGGAGTTGAAAATTCAAAATGGTAGAAACTTTTGATTTTGCCGGTTATGTAACCAAGAACAACATTAAGTGTTCAGACGGTAGAACTATCAGGTCAGGAGCATTCAAGCATCAGGATGGAGAAGTTGTGCCCCTTTTGTATATGCATGACCACTTTGACCCCACGAACATTCTTGGACATGTTGTTTTGGAACATCGTAACGATGGCCTTTATGGCTATGGTAAGTTTAATAATTCTGCAAAGGCACAGCATTGCAAAGAAGCTATTTCGGCAGGTGATGTAGCAGCTCTTTCTATTAATGCTGGGCATTTAAAGCAAAACAGTAATAAAGATGTACTTCATGGTGTCATTAATGAAGTGAGTCTTGTTCTCAGGGGAGCTAATCCCGGAGCTTACATCGAGACTGTATCTCATGGAGATACTCGTGAAGGAACAGTTTACTGTATTACATACACAGATTTTGAAGAAGATGTGACTCTTGAGCACGACGATTTTATTCCGGATGAAAAGAATGTAATTAACGATGTTATTGAGCACGCAGATGAAGAAAAAGAGGAGGAACCGAAAGTGGCTGAACCTAAAAACGCTCCGGATAACGAAGTGGTAGATGTAAAAGCATGGTACGAAGGACTTTCAGAGGAAGATAGAGAGAATGTAGATCTTCTGGTTGGTTTAGTTCTTGACAACGAGAGTGCTGGTAATGACACAGCAGAACATTATGATGATGGAGGATACGACGAAATGGGAAGATACAACGTATTTGAAAACAACGGAGAAACTCTGGAGCACGGTATTGATTTCAATGAGATGATCAGAGATGCAAAAAGACTCGGCTCTTTAAAGGACGCATTCCTGGAGCATTCCGATATGCTTATGCATGGCGAGGATGATAATCTTACAAATCCTGGCATTACCGGACTTACTTATGGTGTAGGTAACATTGACTACCTGTTCCCGGATGCCAGAGCTCTTACTAATACTCCAGAGTTTATTCAGAGAGAGCAGGATTGGGTAAAGGTCGTAATGAACGGAACTCATCATTCTCCGTTTAGCCGAATTAAGTCTCTGTTCGCTGATATTACAATGGATGAGGCTCGTGCAAGAGGTTATCTGAAGGGCCAGCCGAAGCAGGAAGAGGTATTTGGTCTTTTAAAGAGAACTACCGGCCCTACCACTGTTTATAAGAAACAGAAGATGGATAAGAACGACATTATTGATATTACAGATTTCGACGTTGTTGCTTGGATCAAAGCTGAGATGAGATTGATGCTTGATGAGGAGCTTGCTCGTGCAGTTCTGATCGGAGATGGTAGAAGCTCTGCTTCTGATGATAAGATTGATGAGCTTTGTATCCGTCCTATCTATACAGATACCGATCACGATTTCTTTGCATTCCGTGTAACTGTTCCTCGTGGAGCAGATGAGGATGCTACTTCTAAGAACTTCATCCGCAAAGCTGTTAAGTCCAGAAAAGATTACAAAGGCTCCGGTAATCCTACACTGTTTACCACAGAGGATGTTCTTACTGATATGCTCCTGCTTGAAGACGACATCGGACATAAGCTGTATAAGACTGAGGCAGAACTTGCTACAGCTCTTCGTGTATCTAAGATCGTTACCGTTCCGGTTATGGAGAACATTTCTACAGACGGTAAAGAGCTTATGGGTATCATCGTTAACCTGAGTGATTACAACATTGGTGCTGATAAGGGCGGTGCTGTATCTATGTTTGAAGACTTTGACATTGATTACAACCAGGAGAAATACCTGATCGAGACCAGATGCTCCGGAGCTCTTACTAAGCCTAAGAGTGCTATTATCTTAGAGAAAGCTGTAGCTGGAAACTAGGAGGTACATTGCCATGACTATTAAAGATGCTATGAAGAAATTCGTAGTAGGTAAAGGAGGTACCACATCTCTTAAGTCTACAACGGATTTACATGATGAGATTAATCAGGAGATGGGCGAGCTTATTAACCCGTTAATGGCTCTTACTGTAGACACAGATGTTGCAGATGATACGGATCTTCTTGGAAAGACCATTGGAGATCTTCAGGAAAACGTTCATGTTTATAGAGAGTCTGTAGAAGGAACGTTGTTCTTTGTTGATGATTATACTGGCTTTTCTGGCGATCCAAAGGAGCAGGTTGGGCATTTTATTGTACTACATGCCACCGTTCCTGGAGAGTCTGGGTATACTATTACAGTTAAATCCCCTACCGGTAAAACTGTAACTCTTGACTCTGATGGAATTCTTGTTCTTCACGTTTTAGACAAGCATGGTGTTGTATCATTTACAGCATCCAAAGACGGCGAGGAGTCTTATACAAGGACGTTTGATCTTAGTCGTCTTAATTATTCAAAATAGGACTATAATATGAAATATTACGGAAAAATTGGTTTTGCTGATACGGTTGAAACGTCTCCGGATGTATGGAAAGAAACTATTGTAGAGTATCCATACTCCGGGGACGTTCTCAATTTTGGGCGAAGTATATCTGCGGGGTCAGAGATTAACGACGCTCTGTCAGTTCAGACAAAGATTTCCATAGTTGCTGACCCTTATGCTCGGAAACACTTCTTCAAGATGAAATACATTGTTTGGCAGGATGTCAAATGGAAAGTCAGTAATGTTGAAGTTGGGTTTCCGAGGCTTATTTTGACGTTGGGAGGTTTGTACAATGAGTCAGACCAGGAGAATTGAACTTGGTAATATTCTAAAGTCTATCCTAGGAAATACCAATACTTATTTTCAGCCTCCTGAAAATACGAAACTCAAATACCCGTGTTGTATTTATGAATTAAGTGGGTATGATGAGAAACGTGCTAATAACAAATTGTATGGCTACATTAAACGTTATCAGGTTACGTTCATAAGTGATGACGTTGACAACGATTATTACGAAAAGATTATGGCCACTATACCTATGTGCAGATTTGATCGAAGGTTCATAGTGGACAATCTTTATCACGATGTATTTAGTATTTACTATTAAGGAGGTATTATACTATGGGAGCAGGAAGAATCACATGGGATGCTGATACCGAACGCTATTATGAAACTGGTGTCGACCGGGGTGTTCTTTATGTAAAAGGTGACAGTGGATATGGTGAAGGAGTAGGCTGGGACGGCCTTGAAAACTTTACGGAGAGTCCTTCCGGAGCTGAAGAAACAGAATTATGGGCAAATAATGCTAAGTACGGTTCTCTTAGATCTGCTGAGAAATACGGATGTACCATCGAAGCATATCAGTGCCCGAGAGAATTCTATCCTTGTAACGGAGTCAAAGTTGTAAACGGAGTTATGGTTGGTCAGCAGGAAAGATCTGCATTTGGTATGACATATCGTACCAAGGTCGGTAACGATGTTTCCGCAGATGCTGGTTATATTATTCATATTGTATATGGACTTACAGTTTCTCCTTCTGAGAGGGCTTACCAGACAATTAATGATTCTCCGGAGGCAGCGAGCTTTTCCTGGGAAGCATCCAGCACGCCTGTAAATGTAACAATTGATGACGACGTGAAGAAGACGTCGTCTATTGAGATTGATACAAGAACTCTTTCCGGTGGAATGGAGGATCCTAAACTCAAAACTCTTGAAAACATGCTTTATGGTACTGATGCCACAACAGGCACCAACGCTGCGGAAGCTACATCCCCGACATTGCCGACACCTGATCAGGTTATTGCAATGTTTGCGTAAACTAAATTAGAGGAGGAACCCTATGCATTCATTAACAATCAAATACGAGGACTGGGACGGTAATCCTAGAGAAAAAACTTGTTACTTTAACATTTCGAAATCTGAAGCGATGAAAATGCAGATGTCATCTTCTGGAGGTCTTGTCGGCTATCTTAAAAAGATTATCGAAGACCAGGATTGGCCTAAGATGAGTGACTACTTTGAGAAGTTTCTGTTGTTTGCTTATGGAGAAAAGTCAGTTGATGGCGAAACTTTTATGAAATCGGAAGAGATTTCTAATCGATTCAAAGCTACCAGATGCTATGACGAGCTCTATACAAGGCTTACAACAGATGCCGATTTTGCGTCTAAATTCTTTAATGCCGTTGTACCTCAGAATTTGCCATCGGCAGAGGCACCAACATCCGAAAACCTGAACAGTCCTTTTAGTATTGTAGATTAAACAGCGAGGTGAAAGAGTGCTCCAAATAGAGTTGAAAGACAGGGAGTTTTATGACGAACGCTCCAACAAATTCTTTACGATAAAAGGTAGAAAGCTCACATTGGAGCATTCTTTAATCTCCATTTCAAAATGGGAGGCACATTACAAAAAGTTTTTCTTTTCCAGAGAACCACGAACTCCTGAAGAAAGTCGTTATTACGTCAAATGCATGACTATTACACAAAACGTGCCTCCTGAAACGTATTATTTAGTTACGGACGAAGTCATAGAGAAAGTTAATGAATACATTAACGATCCTATGACTGCAACGACTATAAAATTAACAAAGGGAAAACATAATGGCGAACAGGTATCATCCGAATTGATTTACTATTGGATGATAGAGTTCGGTATCCCTTTTAAATGTGAAAAGTGGCATTTCGGAAGGCTTTGGGCATTGATAGCCATATGCAGTGAAAAGCAAAAGCCTGCTAGGAAGATGAGCAGGAGTAAGTCTTTAAAGGATATGGTATCAATGAATGAAAGTCGACTTAGAAAATTAAAGAAATGATTACTATAAAAGCTAAAGGCAATTTTGAAAAGACTACTGAATATTTTAGAAAGCTTTCAAACGCTGCCAAAATGGAAAAACTTGAACAATATGGGCAAAAGGGCGTTGAAATATTACGATCAGCAACGCCTGTAGATACCGGAATAACAGCTGATTCATGGGACTATGTAGTCGAACGAAATGGCGATCGAGCTTCAATTACATGGATCAATAGTAATGTAAATGCTGGAACAAACATTGCTGTTATTATTCAATATGGTCATGGAACAGGTACCGGTGGCTATGTGTCGGGAACAGACTATGTCAATCCCGGTATGAAAGCATTGCTTGATGAAATACAGAACGATTTAGGGAAGGAGGTTAAACCGTGAGTAACATAGAACAAAATGTTGTTCAAATGATGTTTGACAATTCGAATTTCGAGAAGAATATACAAACGAGTATGTTAAGTCTCGATAATTTGAAAGCTAGTTTGAACTTAGGTAATGCTGCAAGTGGTTTAGCTTCTTCTATTCAAACAATTTCCGGTAGATTCTCTACAATGGGGATCATTGGCGTTACGGCATTACAAAACATTACTAATAGTGCCATTAATACCGGAAAGAGAATGCTTGCTTCGTTGACAATAGATCCTGTTAAAACCGGTTTGTCAGAGTATGAAGAGAAGATTAATTCTATTCAGACAATTTTAATGGGCGCCAAGAATGCCGATGGCACAGCCGTAAGCCTCGAACAGGTAAAGGATAAGCTCGAAGAGTTAAATACTTACTCGGATAAAACTATATATTCTTTTAAGGATATGACTTCCAACATCGGTAAGTTTACCAATGCTGGTGTAGACCTTGACACAGCTGTCAAAGCTATTCAGGGTGTCGCCAATGTTGCAGCGGTTTCAGGTGCGAACGCTCAGCAGGCTTCTCATGCGATGTATAACTTTTCACAGGCATTGTCTGCTGGTTACGTAAAATTAATTGACTGGAAATCTATTGAGAATGCCGGAATGGCTACCCAGGAATTTAAACAGCAATTATTGGATTCTGCGGTGGCAGCGGGAACGGTTAAAAAGACTGCTGACGGTATGTATGAGGTCCTTACCAAAAATGGGCAGGGCGCAAGCATGAAAGAAACCATTAATGCCACAAAGAACTTCAATGACTCTTTGGGGTATCAATGGATGACTACTGAGGTATTGACTAGCACTCTTTCCAAGTATACTGATGAAACAACGGCGATTGGTAAAAAAGCGTTTGAGGCTGCTACTGAAGTAAAGACTTTTACCCAATTGCTTGACACTCTTAGAGAGGCTGCTCAGTCTGGCTGGGCTCTGACATGGGAATACATCATTGGTGATTTTAACGAAGCCAAAAAGCTATGGACTGCTGTAAACAATGAGATTAGTGCTATAATTGGTGCTAATGCTGACGAAAGAAATGCTTTAGTTAAAGGTTGGAAAGAACTTGGCGGACGAGATATTCTTGGCAAGGGAATTGTTAACGTCTGGACTTCTATAAAAACAATAGCGTCAGATGTTCAGGAAGCTTTTCGTGATATTTTCCCTCCGATGACATCCAAGCAGTTGCTCAATCTTACTAAAGGATTTGAGCATTTAACTGATACTATTAGCACTTTTTTGACGTTGAATAGTGGCAACCTTATGTACACTTTTAGAGGTGTATTTGCCGCACTAGATATCGGAGTTCAACTTGTTTCCGGATTTGTGAGAGCAATAAAACCCCTTGTTGGTTCTTTATTACCGAAAGCAGCTTCTGGTTTTTTAGAAACCACAGGAAGTATTGGAGACTTTATTACTTCTATCGATAAGACTATAAAGAAAAACGATATTTTCTATAAAGCGTTTAAGAAAATAGTTGACTTTATTACGGAAAGTGCACCGTTCAAAGTCTTATCAGATGGTTTGGGTAATCTATCTGGCGTTTTTGATGCTGTATCTGGCAAGTTTTCAGGATTCGTTGGCAAGATTAAAGAATTCTTTACTAATCTTACAAGTGAGTCAGAAAATTCTGTTAGTAAAACAAGTGGCGTATTTACAACATTATTTAATATTTTAAGCCTTGTTGGAACAGCACTAAAGAACACGGCAAAAACAATTGGCGATGCATTTACCAAAGCTTTTGAGGGGTTTAATGCTGATTCAGCTCAGGGACTGGTAAATGGCGGGATTTTAACAGCTATAGCTCTTGGAATCAAAAAATTTGTTGACTTATTAACTGGTTCTGCAAAAGACTTAACAGGTTTAAGCGTTGTAAAAAGTATTAAAGAAACTCTTTCAGGTGTTCAAGAAGCGTTCCAGAGTTTTCAGCAAAATATGAAAGCCGGTAGTCTGTTAAAAATTGCAACCGCTATTGGTGTATTAGCGTTATCACTGGTAGTTCTTTCAGGAATTGATCCAGAAAAGATGGGTAACGCGATTGCTGGAATCACTGCTTTATTCGCGGATCTAATTGGTTCATTGCTTATATTTGAACAGTTATCATCTGGTACTGGAATGAAAGGGATTTCCATGGCCGCTACGGCAATGACGAAACTTTCTGTTTCTGTTCTAATCCTTTCTATGGCGATGAAGAAAATTTCTGATATTCCCGCAGACCAGTTGGGAAACAGCGTAGCTGCTATTGCAGGACTTTCTGCTATATTAGTAGGTACTGCTGTAACACTTGATAGGTTTGGTGGGAAGAAAGCTGCAAAAGCCGCCAAAGGAATGATCACAATGTCAATTGCTGTTAATATTTTAGCAATAGCTTTAGACAAACTTGGTCAAATGAATCCTGATCAGATGGCTCAGGGTCTTACCGGAGTTGGAGCACTGCTTGCCGAAGTAGCTGCCTTTTTGGTTGTAGCTAAGTATGGTAAGCTTGGCGTTACTACGGGAGCAGCTATTCTTATCATTGCCGAATCCCTAAAAGTATTGACTGGCGTCGTGTCTGTATTTGGCGAAATGAATATTGACCAATTAAAACAAGGTATGGTAGCTATTGGTGCTTTACTTGCGATGTTTGGGGCGTTTGCTAAATTTACAAGTGGCAGTAAAGGCATTCTTGGTTCATCTGTGGCTCTTGTTATTATGGCTGAAGCTATTAAAATGCTTGTTGCTCCACTTTCGAGTTTTGGCAGTATGTCTCTAGATCAGATAAGCAATAGTATAATTATGCTTGCCAGTGCTTTAGCAGCCCTTGTTATTTCTGCAAGAGCAATGACTGGAGCTATTGCTGGTGCAGCTGCTGTTTTAATTATGTCAGTTGCTTTAAATGCTCTAGTGCCAGTTCTTATGCAGTTTTCGCAGATGTCATTGACGGAGATTGCAAAAGCCCTTGGCGTTTTGGCTGGTTCCTTGGCGATATTTGGTGCTGCAGGGTATCTTTTAGCACCGGTTGCACCTATATTATTACTTATAGCAGGAGCTATGGCTTTATTTGGTGTTGGCATTGCTGCTGTTGGTGCTGGTATATTGATGCTATCCGCAGGCTTTGCAATGTTTGCTGCGGCTTTAGCTGCTAATGCTGCAAGTATTGTTGCTTCTATAGGTATTGTAATCGCCGGAATAGTTGGTTTTGTACCACTTGTTGCTACAGCCATTGCCCAAGGTATACTTATATTTGCTACAACCTTGTTAGCAGGAACTGCACAGTTAGTTCAGGCTGCAGTAACATTAGGTATGGCTATTCTCAATGGAATAAAGGCATTAGCTCCAATGTTGATTGAAGTTGCTTTCTTATTAATAACGACTTTAATGCAAGGAATAGCTGACAACATTGAACGCATAGTCGTATTAGCTGGTGATATTGTTACAGGATTTATTAATGGTTTGGCTGTTATGCTTCCGCAAATTGTTGAAGCAGGGACCAACTTTATTATATCGTTAATTGACAGTATGGCTGTTAGTATTGATTCAAATGGACCAAGAATCATTGATGCTTTCCGAAACATATTTGCAAGTCTTGGCGGATTAATACTGGAAGTTATTGCTACGATTGCCGAACATATTCCAGGTGTTGGCTCTACAATAGCTAATGCCCTTAGAGGAGCTAAATCTGAGTTAACTAAGAACCTTAATCCTAGCGATGCAAAGAAGAAAGCCACAGCCTACAAAAAAGGAGCCAGCGAAGGCGTTAAAGGTTTGTCTGATGAAGTTGGAAAAGAAGCAGGCAAAGCAAGCAAGAACTTTGGCAAAGAGCTTGATAAGGGAGATGCCAAAAAGAAAGCCGAAAAGGTCAAGAAAGATGCTATTAAAGCTATTTCTGGTCTTGATACAGAATACTCTAAAGAAGCTACCAAAGCGAATAAAGCACTGTCTAGTGGCCTTGCTGGTGAAAGCGGTGCTGTAAAGAACGCAACCAATAAGTTGTCTAAAAGTGCAAAGATTAAAGTTAAGTCTAACGAGTCTTCAAAAGAAGGAGAGAAGTTAGGTACAGAATTTTCCAAAGGAATTAGTAAATCTGAAGGAAAAGTTAAAAAGGCTTCCGAATCAGTAGCTGGCAAAGGAGCCTCGGGAGTTAAGTCTAAACGTGGAGAATTCTATTCCGCTGGTAGTTATACAGCAAGTGGTATACTATCAGGTTTAGAGTCTAGACGAGGCGCTTTGTACTCTAAAGGCGCATCTCTTGCAAATTCCGTTAATTCTGGTTATAAGAATAATTTGCATGTTCATTCACCATCGAGAGTAATGATGTGGAACGGTCAGATGACGGTTCTTGGTCTGATCAAAGGCATTGATAAGAGTTTACCGTCAGCAGCGGCAAGTGCTAAAAGTTTGGCGGTATCTGTAAAAGATGCTATGGTTAATCAACTTTCAGCCGTGGCCGAAGCTTTTGATCAGGATTTGTCCTATGAACCTGTTATCAGCCCGGTTCTTGATTTGGGTAACGTTCATTCAGGACTCTCTTCATTAAATAAATCTCTAGGAGCCAAAAGAACGTTGTCTGTTTCGCCTACGGTAGTTGACAGCTCTCCGACTGTTGCTAGATCTATTTCAGAAATTCAAAATGGGGCTTCGGCAAGTGATGTTGTCAATGCGATTTCAAAACTTCGCAATGACATTGGAAATATTCAAGCTAATAATTACAATGTTAATGGAATTACGTACGATGATGGCAGTAATATTGTTCAGGCGATTGAAACCTTGGTACGCGAAACTATAATTGAAGGGAGGGCATAATAAATGGCGAAAAAAACAGTTCTAATTAGTTATCTGCTCCCTCAAAAAGTGGCAGTCCAGAACATTCAAATTACAAAAATGTCTGGGACGGATAGGACATATTTTGCTTCCTGGAATACGTTATCTGTTTCGTTGCCGAAAAATAATCAAACTGGTAAAGCAAAAGTTCAGGCATGTAGTGGGTATGAGTATCGTTGGGGATACTATCCGAGTAATTCAAGTAAGCCTATTATGGATAATAGCTGGACTTCTGTGGGAAGAGATATTGTTAGAGCAACATACGACCCTTCAGATCCTGCTATAAAAATTGTATTTGAAATACGCCCGCTTTCTAAATCTTATACCACTACAGTAAACAAGAAAAAGAAAACTTCTAAGTATTTTACTCCTGTAACTGAAAGAGTTTCTCTTGCGGTTCCTACTTCAGAACAAGCCGTTCCTACAAAGCCTTCTGCTCCTACGGTGACTGCTGAAAATTTTGTATTTAAAGCGGTTATAAATAATCTTGCTGCTAGTATAAAGACTGTTAGATTTCAGGTAGTTCGAGATAATTTACAAGTAAGCGTCGATCAGTCAGTTAGTACAAAGTATGGCCAGGCTGTTTTACAGATTAGTTATTCGGCTGGCCATACTTACAAGTGCCGAATAAAGGTTTCCAATGCGTATGGGACTTCTGATTGGTCCGATTATTCTGCTGATACTACGGCTATACCTACTGCGATAACTAGTTTTACAACTCTTAAAGCGGTTTCTTATAATTCGGTCAGGATTGACTGGCCAGCTGTAGCGTACGCTGATAGTTACGAGGTCGAATACACAACTGATTATTCATATTTTGACAGGACAAGTGTTAGCTCTGCAACTACAGAAACAAATTCAATCATTATTACTGGTCTCGATCCTGGAGAAACATATTATTTCCGGGCAAGAGCTGTAAATGATAACAGCTATAAGTCTAAATGGCATCCAACGAATAGTAGTGCCTCTATTAAAATCGGACGACCTCCTGCCCCACCGACTACGTATTCTTCGTTTTCATCTATAAAGGTCGGAGAAAAGATTCGTTTATATTGGGTACATAATTCGCAGGACAGTTCCTCACAAACTGAAGCGAAAATTGAATTAAAATTCTATTCTACAACTTTAGGAACTCTTACAGATGAGGTAACGATTCAGAATCCTTATTACGATGATGAGTTAAGACGGGACGAGACGCTATATTTTGAAATCAATACGGCAAACACCTATGTTGCCAGAACTGGTGGATTCACTTTTGACTTTACTGACGGTGTGTCCTTCGACTGGCGAGTGAAAACAAAGGGAATAATAGATACGTATGGTGAATGGTCTGTTATTAGAAAAATCGATGTTTATGCTCCGCCAACTTTGATTATATTTGCTTCTTCTGAGACTTCTGAGTGGATTTGGGATCCTTTTGATTTGACTAATGGTAATACTAATACTTCTGTTCGAATTCCTGAGATTACAGATGAAAACATATTTACAAAGTACCCTATAGCTATTTCATTAGAATCAGGACCTAGTACACAGACACCAATTGGTTACTATCTTGAAATTGTAGCCAATGAAGACTATACGTACGAGGATGTTTTTGGTGAGCTTCACAATGTCGGTGAAAATGAAGTAATATATTCTACGTATTTTAACGATGACAAGCATTCTACGTATAAAATGCTGCAGGCTTTTGATACGACGCTTCATAGTAGTGTCTCATACACTATTCGTGGAAAAGTCACAATGAATTCCGGATTAACTGCCGAGGCAGAGTTTATATTTGAAGTAGAATGGGAAGACCAGGACATGTTCCCCGATATGGGAATAGTTGTAGACGAGGACACACTGACGGCCGCTATAAATCCTTATTGTTTAACAGGCGATTTAATGAGCCAGGAAATCGATGACGATGAAGAAGTTGAGCCTGTTCCCGGTGAAGAGGAGAACTATCTTGTTGAAGACGTTGTCCTTTCCGTATATCGAAAGAATGCTGACGGGGAATTTATAGAAATTGCTTCGCAGATAGACAATACCGGAAGTGTTTATGTAATAGATCCGCATCCAACTCTTAACTATGTTTTGTATAGAGTCGTTGCGACCTCGTTAATCACAGGAGCTCAAGTATATTCTGACAGCTTGGCAATACCGGTAGATCAACCAGGGGTCGTTATTAACTGGGACGAAGAAGTAAAGACGATACCGGCTTTGGACATCCCTGAAGACGATATGGTTCTTGAGGATCTTGGTTATAACGGATCGATGTTAATTCTTCCATACAATGTTAATGTTTCCGAAAAGCATGGTCGCGATGTCGAACTTGTTAAATACATTGGCAGAAAACGTCCGGTTAGTTATTACGGCACACAACTTGACGAGAGTGCTACGTGGACAACAGAATGTCCGATAACAGATGAAGCTACGTTAGAATCGCTAAGAAAACTTTCGAATTATATAGGTGATGTTTATGTAAGAGAATCAAACAGCAGAAGTGGCTACTGGGCTAACATAGAAGTATCGTTTAACGATGATCATTGTGCTGTTGTAGTTCCAATTAGTCTTACGTTACAAAGAGTAGAAGGAGGCGCGTGATATGCCCGATTGGACAAAGGGTATGAACCAAACTTTTGAATACTATGAAGTTGATCCTGTTTCTTGGGAGAACATACGGCTTATTGATACCGTTACAGCTTGTAGTATTACCAGAGACGAAACAAATGAAACGCTTGGTTCAGCGACTCTTGACGCTTCCGAAAAACTTGGGGAGATTTATTTTAGGGTTTATCTCGTGACATTTCAAAATGGGAGTACTGAGAAATTTTGTTTAGGTACATTTCTTATACAAACGCCTCATTATAAGTACAATGGTAAGCGAGATGATATGTCTTATGACGCATATACACCTTTGCTCGAGTTAAAAGACGCTTTGGTACCGTTAGGATATTTCATACCGAAGGAAACCAACATAATGGATGTTGCATATCGTCTTACATATGATAATATTCGAGTTCCGGTGGTGGCAGGGTCTTCTTCGGATGAGCTTGTGACAGATTTCATTGCAGAAGACAGCGACACGTGGCTTACATATTTAACATCCCTTATTGCCAATGCCAATCATCTGTTTTCCCTAGACGAAATGTCCAGGGTTATTTTTATGCCCAAAACGGACATTAATTCGATGAAGCCTGTATGGATCTATACGGATGACAATTCATCTATTCTCTACCCTGATATTTCTCAGGATCGGGATCTATATGGTGTACCTAATATTGTTGAAGTTTTGTACTCTGATAGTTCTGCTGGAATGAGATATGTTCGGGTTGTTAATGATAGTCCAACAAGCCAGACATCAACAGTAGTGCGGGGTCGGGAGATAATTCATAGAGATACATCGCCTACTTTTAATGGCTTACCGACAGATGAAGAAATAAAGGAATATGCCGTTGCTTTGCTTAGATCGCTTTCTACGCTTGAGTACAAGCTTACATATACCCATGGGTATTGTCCTGTTAGAGTAGGTGATTGTGTTTTATTAAATTACGAATCAGCTGGCATCAGTAACGTGAAAGCCAAAGTTATATCTCAAAATATTTCTTGCCAACCGGGGTGTCCAGTTGAAGAAACGGCTGTTTATACAATAAACATGTGGGAGGGTTAGAATGAAATTGCCATTAAATCTTACCAAGAAATTTTCGAAAGCTTTGACGCCTGCTAAAGAAACGAATGCCCAGCCGAAAAGTATGTTGGGCACCGTTGTTAAGAATGGAGACAACACCTTCGTAATCCTCGATGGGTCAACCATAGAAACTCCCGTGGAACTTGCCGTTGATGCTGAAGACGGTGATCGTGTAGCGGTTCAGATAAAGGATCATAAAGCAACCGTAGTAAACAACTATAGTGCTCCTCCCTCTGCAAGAACAGCTACTAATTTCATGCAGTTGACGGAAGACGGGCTAGTTATCAGATCGTCTGCGTCTGGAATGTCAAATAGCCCTATAGAACTATTACTCGACACGTCTGCCCTTACAATACGGCAATGGTACAATAATCATTGGATTAATTTTCTTGTATTGCCAGCTATAGGTGGATTTCAGAGAACTCGTGATATAGTGCTATATGACGATTTTACAAGTGGCCAGGCCGCGCACAACGCTATTACTAGATCTTACGGTTGCCCGGCAGATGCAGTTTGTCGCTCAAGGATTCAAAGGTGCGACAATTTCATACAGCTATTAGTTGAAATTAAATCTAATACTTCTGTAGATGACTCTGAAGATATTTTTAGGGGTGACATTGACGCCCAGCTTACGCCAGCTCAATATGCTACAGCCGTAGGGTATTACGGGAAACATGCTATTGTTGGGCGTTTAAATACTTCTGGTGAATTAATTGTAAGGAATTCGTCGTCCACCCCGGTTACAGTGTCTGATGGAGTACTGCTGTCGTTTGTTTACATTTTGGAAGACATTTCTTAAATCTAATTCAAAATAGGAGGCTCTCATGCCAAACATAGATACTTATTTAAATTCGATCATGATCGCTGAGCTTGGCGAAGACGTACGAGAGTCTATTCATGATGCGATAGAGGCCATTAACGATGCCGTTGATGATGGAATAACTGAAGCGGCAGCCATGGTTGGTGCACCTCTCGTGGCTTCTACTGTAGCTGGAATGACAGATAGCACAAAAGTGTATGTATATACGGGTAATGAAACAGGATATATTAACGGCAATTGGTATTACTGGAATGGATCAGCCTGGGCCAGCGGGGGTGTATATCATGGTGTGCCTTCAAACTTATCCATAGATTCTAACGATTATCTCTGTATTACTTGAGCAATGTTACAACATCAAACGATTATGTTCATATACTGAAATTCTAAAAAAAAAGGTATAAAAACCATGATAATGAAGAAAAATCTTAGAAAAAATTTTAAATTTCTTGCTGAAAATTTAAAAGATTACGGAGCATTTAAATCTGTAGTAGTT